GCGCTGCTTCTCAGCCTCTTCTGCCGAGAAGGCGCGGGCCTCTTCCTCTAGCTGCTGGCGCTGCCCGAAGGTGAGACCGCCGCCGCCCGTAGGGCCTGTTCCCAGAATACCCGCTGCGGGGTCTAGTCCACTAAGAACAGCACGCTCCTCAGTCACCGTCAATGACATCGGCCCCCTGAGCAGCTTGCCAGTAGAATCCAACTCGAAATACTTGCCGTCGAAGGTCTGGAACCAACCCGAGACAGGGCCCCGCACCGACCTACTAGGATCGTCGGGATCGGTAAAGATGACGCGGCCATCGGCAGTAACACCGACCCGCACGGCTTGGCCACCGAGGGTGCGAACGCGCGTGCCGCGAGGTAGCCCTACATCTGCAAGAGGGCCACCATCGCCATCGTCGCCATCAGCAAAACGTGGATTACCGTTCGACATTCTCAGCCTCCTCTGCTAGCTCCCTGTGGGCGCGGAGCAGGCGGTGTACGAGCCGCCTCGGTATCGGCTTCTCAGGCGTTAGTTGGTACTGCGCCGACATCTGATCGAACATCGCCGCAATGTTGTCAGGGCTGGCCAAAAGGGCGCGGGCTTGGGCAAGGCGTTGCCGCTTGTCCAGCTTGGTGCCCACAGCAGGCCCCTGGATAAGTTCCTTGCCTTCCCGGACAAGCTCCAGGTTCAGTTCGGACGCGACGCCCATCGCTTCTCGGCCCCAGGCCATCATGTCGTCAGGAGTGGTAGTCATGGCGCTGTCACCGTCGGCTTTGGCCCGCCGGGCAGGGCACTCAAAGGCGCGCCCGCGCGACTCGCGCTGCGGGCGGCCGCGCCGCGAATCGTCTGGTTGACGCCGGGCGCACCAGCAAGGGGCCCAGCAGCCGTGCGCTCGAACTCCTCCATGCCCATACCCTCGTCACCTGCCATCTCGATGTCCGCTTCCTCTTCCATGATCTTGTCACGCCACGCAGCCATGCGGTCGCCGAGAAGGAAGCGTTCGATCTCGGACTGCTTGAACTCCTCGAAGGGCTGTTCGCTGTCCAGCATGACTTCCATAATGCGGAACCGGCTGAGCGGAAGTCGGTGCTGTGTAATCATCACGAGCGCCTGGATAGCCGTCTGGATCATGGCGATTCTGGAGGTCGGGGACTGTAGTTTGTATTCGCCCTTCAGGCGCGGCACCCAACTGGGCAAGTCCTTCGGATCAAGCAGCACCGTCCCGCCCTCGTCATCGCTCCGCATCAGTTCAATCGGCTCACCGAACGCTTCCACGGCAGCCATGAGGGTTTCAGCGTGGTCGATGTGGGCGGCGACGATGGCGGTGGTGAGTTCCTTAAGACGCGACTTCGCCTGCTCGGTGATCTGATTCAGGGACCACGCGGGCATGGACGCGGCCAGTGCTCCACCGCTCAACGCCTCGTGCGCGCCCGTCTGGTCGCGGATGGTGTCGCGGAGGAGGCCAATCAGTTCGGCGTTCTGCTTCCCGAACTCTGGGATGTGGATCGCCTCGATGTCCTCGCGGCCCTCATCAGGCGTCCCCGCCTTCAACTGAACGAAGTCTTGCTGGAGCAGCTTCATGATGCGGGAGCCGCCCTCTTCGCCTTCGTCCTCTTGGAACCAGCCCTTGAGCCAGGGCATGACAGAGACGTAGGAGGCTGTCGCGGCCTCTGAGGCGCGTCTATCCAACTGCGGGATCATGAAGCGGACATCGTGGAGCACCGACTTCCAGTGTTCGCCGGGCACCTTCGCAGTCCCCGTCAGGCCAGCTAGGATGCGGATTGGGCAGCGGTTCATCCCGTGCTCGATAGAGCGGAGAATCTTGGTGTCCTTCGCGCCACCAAACTCGAAGCCCATAACCCGGTGAGGTTCTTGGTCAACGATGACCCCGTAAGCGACGAACTTACGGTTGGCGTAGATGACGAGCTTGACGGGCTCGAACCAGTTCTCTTTCTCCTCTGGTATCGCACCGCTCAGTTCCTCGGCGCTGAAGATGTCCGAGAGTTCGTACCATGTGGTCTTGAGCGTCGAGAGTGCCAGATCGTTCAGGGAGCCCATGCTGGGCGGGAAGGTGCTCTCGGCAGGCAGGTCGCGCCAGAGGATCGGGATAGGGGCTTTGCGCCTCCAGTCGGCGGTGCGCTTCTGGAAGTCAACCTCTGTTTCGTCGTCGCGCTTCTTCGGGTACTTCTCACTCCAATAGGCGCTGCCGGGAAGGTATATCCCAGCCTCCCGGCCCAGGCCGATAAGCTGTTTCGTCTGCCGCTTCCAAGGTGAGTCCGTAGGCGGATTGAGTTGGTCCATCATCTCGCCCACGGCGATCTCTAGGCTGTCCGACTTGGCGACATTGCGAGTGCCGGTGCCGAACCACTGGAAGCCGATGCGGGGCATGACGGAGTGGAGATTGTAGAGAATGCCCACCGTGCGCGCCGCCTCGGCGAGGGACATACGCTCGGGTTCCAGCCTGTTCTTACGTTCGGGATTGTCGGTGTCCTGGTGCGCGACCGCGTGGGCGTCGCGGATGAGGTCTATGAAGATCGTGTCGAGGTTCTGCTGCGCCTTCCAGCCCGAACGGCTGTTGTCGATCCAGTCGAAGAGTTCGCGGACTTGGATTTCGGTAGGTTTGGAGTCGAGGTCGCGTGGCAAACGGCATACCTCCGCACGGGCACACCGTCGCTTCTAGGCTACTTGCTGGGATTCAGCCTGTCAAGAGCGCCAGGTTCTGGAGTGAACAACCATGAGGTGCCCCAGGCGCTTCTTCGCTCGAATATCTCGGACTTCCCGCACAGCCCAGCGCATCTTCCGGCGGGCGAGGTAGCGTCTAAGCATCAGGCCAGCTCCAACGATATCCTGATCTCCCAGGACCGCCATTCTGGCCGGCGGAAAATGTCCACTGTCGGCTCTCCAGATCGCGCTATCCAGTTTTCTCGCCGCTGCCAGCCGAGCATCAGCCTGCGTGAGGAACTCAGGCATCATATATCTCCGTACACCCTCACGGCTTTCGTCTGCCGCTTGCCAGGCAGCTTCTTACCATCGTACTCGAACAGCACGTTCGCCAGCGCGTCGAAATAGTGGTCGGGGTCGCCGCGCTCGAAGTCGTCGGTCATGATCTCCTCCGCTGAGCCCTGGAGTTTCGTGCGTCGCCAGGACAGCCCCTCCAGTTCCCCGATCCCATTCGGGGACTCGGGCGTGATGTAGAGGCCCGGCATCTTCGTCGCAGAGTCCACGTTGAGCCGTGCGCCGACAACTTGGACACGGAGAGCAATCCTGTTCCCGTGACGGGCCTTCTGGACCTTGAAGCCCATCGCCCGGAGCGCGTCGATCTGCGCCTTCCCTGAAGGATCGGCGATCCACTTCCTGATCCCACAGCGGATCTGCATGTCGGCCATCGCCTTCCCAAGTTCGTCCATCGTGGCTTCGCGCTTGTACCATTCCTCGAAGGCCCAGGCGCGGCCGCCGGCGCCGATGCCTACAGCCACAAGCGCAGTCGGCGACACGCCGCCGAAGTCGATGCCGCCGATGCGGTCCTTGAGGAGAACCCGGCCCGCAGCGTCCAGCGTCTTGACGTGATCGTAGCGGGTGAACTGGGGGAACACCTGGCCGGCCATCTGGAGCCACTGGCCGCCGAGTTCCTGCCTGGCCAGCGGGTTGTCCCAGCCGCCGTAATTCTCTAGCAAGCGTGCCGTGTATCCTGCCGGGGCCAAGCCTGCATCTTCGGCAGCCTGAGTTTGGGCAAAGAACCGCGCCACGCGGCCATTTGGTCCGGTCATAGGCTTGTCAACATAACGCCGCCAGACCCAGTTGCGCCCCTTGGGCGTCCCCGTTGCCTTGAGTTGATGAAGGTAGCCAGCCTGACGTATACGCCCATCAAGAATGAGGAAGGCTTCTTCCTGCTTCCCCAGGGTGAATTCGTCCATGAGCACGCGCGCGAGGTTGGGGCCGCGCAGCCGGTCGGCCTGAACGTCCACAGAGCGAAACCAGAGCGTAGAGCCGTTGGCGAACGTAATGTCAACGGGAGGGCTCCGCGTCATAGAGAAGAATGTGCCCAGCTGTCCACCATAGCATTCCTCGACGGTGGGTATGAGAATGTCGGACACCATTTGCCAAGTTGGTTCAGTCATAACCTGGCGCGACCCAGGGCAATTCCAGGCGTAATCAAACGCATCAACCACCAGAACGCGAGTCTTGCCGATGTTGATGCCGCCGTGGTAGAGCGCATAGAAGTCGCGAGAGTTGTAGAAGTCGCGTTGCGGATATGTGCAACCGCAGTTGGGCGGGTGGGGCTTTACCTTGGCGTACTGGCAGACGCCGCTGGGCGCGTGGCGGATCAGGGAGAAGTCGGTTGTGGGGCGAACGTCAGTTGCGACGCCCACGCCTCAGCTCCCTCACAAGTCGGGCTCCTGGTGTTCGATGTCCAGTGCGGCGTCACAATCCAAAGCGTGAGCCCATCCGCTCATGCCCATCTTGGTATGGAAGGGCATACCCAGGGTGACTGTCCGTACCAGAACTTCGTCACCCCGTAGGCCGATCACCATGACGTGTTTCCACTCCTGCCTCTCGGCCTCCGTGAGCGCCTCTTGGAGGGTGTCGGCGACAGAGCCATCTGTGGCATTCACGGCGTCGGCGAGCGACTCACTCATCCCGGCCGCGGCTCCTGCATCTTGGCCTCGGCCTGCTCGCGGTCTTTCGCCGTGAGAGCCTGTGCGCCGAAGTGGGGGCTGGTGTCGGGCCTCAGTGTCACACATAGGGAGCCGTGGGGCTCGCCAGGAATGGTTGAGCAACAGAACCGCCTCCCAGAACTGATGGGGTTGTTGAGCACCTTCCGCAGCATGTGCCGCGCCTGGGCGTTGATCTTCCTGTCCTCCTTGTCCGCCAGATCCCTGAGCTGCTTGTAGTCCGCCTCCTCGAATGAGACGTGCACGCTGTGCTTCTTGGTCATGAACCTTTCCTCAGAAGCGTGCTCGTTATTAACGTCCCGTCCGTACCGTCCTCAATGATGATGTCCCCACCCTCAAGCGAATTGCCAGTGATCATCGCGTTCTTTGCCCCACGCTTCACAATGATGTTGCCGCCAGAGGTTAGGGCCTTCTCCGTCAGCACGGGAGCGACCGCGACCAACGGCACCAGCGGCGCCGAGGCCAGAGTCTTTAGAAACTCGCGTCTGTTCATGAATCCTCCCTTTCCCCTGCTAGTATCCTGGGAAAGCCCGGTACCGGTGTGTCGTCGCACGGCTCAACCGGCCAGTGCTTGGCGTCGCACTTCCAGCAGGGCGGCAAGGTAGGACGCAACCGCTCTCGCGCTTCGGCGACGAGTATCTTGATGGCCTGCTCTCGCGTCGGGAAGATCACAGCACCCCCGCAATGCCCAGGCCCCAGACGACAAGCAGGCCGATGAGCACAGCCATGAGTATGCACACCAGGGCGGCCTTTTCCTGATCCGAGACTTGCTGCATCACGCCTTCCTCCATCGTCGGAAGATGGCCAACGCCTGCCGTAGGAGGCCACTCTTGGATATCTCCTCTAGCCGCTTCTCGTCCCGCTCGGTCAGCAGCGGCGCTGGCGTCCACCCACGAAAATACTCGGCTGGCATGCGTGGCCGGCCCATCACTTCCTCCCCCTGTACGCAGCCTCGTGATTGCGCTCCTCGATCCAACCAGTGACATCGTCCTGGGACATCTTCGTTGACATTGCGGGAATCCGCAACGGGGTGCCCTCAGCGACGTCCTGAACTTCGCTCTCCAGCATGGACGCGTTGTAGGGGATGAGTTGGCAGGTTGACCGAAACGCCTCAGAGGTGAGGGGCTTCTCGCAGTGGGGACATCGCCCCGCCGTCACGCCCGTCTGGTTCTTGTACGGAAGAATCGGCTCAGCAGAATCTAGGGGCACCTGGCCCCAGACAGCTCGGTTGCCAACGAACGCCACGGGCCCGCCCTGGATGAACAAACCCCCACACAGCGGACACGCCCTAGGCTCCATGTCGCTCCCTCCACGCTGCCTGTCGCTGCGCGTTCTTGCTCGGCATCTTCCTCTCGCACAGAGCGCAGTCCTCGCCAGGCTCAGGCTTGACGTTCAGGATACGCCTGATATTGCGGTGCTCCTCTTCTTGGCACTCGTCGTCGCAGATGTGGTTCTGAACCGTCGGCCGCTTCACCTCGTCACACGTCGGACACTTCTCCCCAGGCTCTATAACAGATGTTATCACATCCGCCCGTCCCATAACAGGTGTTGCGCCGTCGGCGACGATAGGAGGCTTGGTGGTAACGGGTGTTACCGGCGTGAAGAGGCACCGCTCGTTCGGCCAGTGTCGCGTCCCAAAGTCGCAGTTACCTGTGCGGCACAGTGGTGGTTGCTTAGCCATCACTCCTCCGTCTCACGTGAAAGATCGACTACTTCGTCGTAGGTTCCAGGGCGGATTAGGATTCGCCCCTTACCCTTGCCGCCCATAGCAGCCTGGAGAGTACGGTACATGCGCCACGTCCGGTCCGGCCCCGCCGTATACTCCCTACCCTCCGCGCCCCTGTACGCAGAGTCCACAACCGCATCGTAGAATGGCTTAGTAGGGTTAACCATTAGGATTACACCTTTCTCATTTCTGGCTTCACTCAGGATAGGTGGTAAACTCGGCCAGCAGATTGCGATCCCGCGTACACCACACAGTGAGAACGAAGGCCGAGAGGCTGCCCACTGCCCCCAGTAGCAGCCATCCCCAGTGCGCCCCAGCTTCAACCGCACCGCCTGTCCCCATCCCCATCCCGAATACGAACAGCAGCAGAATCACTCGCATCTCTGTACCTCCCTGCTCAAAGCCCCGCTACCTTCTCGCAGAACGAGCGGAGGGCAGCGCAGATGGGGCAAGTTAGTGGCCTGTCCTCCGGGTTGTCTAAGTGTACTTCGCGGTCATGATTGACCCATAACCCGTCGAGTTCCGCCAGCGCCCTCGCCAACATCACCTCGACAACGCTAGGGATCAGCGGGTTGTTGTGGTTCCACAGGCCGTTTTGCGTTAGGCCGTCGGCTTTCGCAATGGCCACAGAAATGCGCTCAGTCCGGGTGGGCAACTGTGCGGAAGGGTTAGCCATTGCGTTTTCGCTCATCAAGTTTCTGGCGGATACCGCACGCCTATATAGACTCGGCCTGCCGGGGTCTTAGGCTCCCCTGGGCACTTGGGGCACCCCGGCTGCCACCTCCCGCTGCCGGCTGTGGCACACGGCGTGGCAAGGGTAGCAGAGCCAACGTAGAGAGAGGGGATCATCGTAGTCATCGTGGTGGCCGACTAGCTTGGCCTCGACCCCGCACTCCGCACACTCGTCACCCTTGGGTACCAGGCCAGAGCGCACAGCCAGCGTGGCCTGGTAGCGGGCCTCATATCGATGCATCCTCTCCTCCTGTGTTAGCATCACTCCTCCAGGTCGTCCAGGCAGTGTGCCTCCCCCGTTGGCAGGGCCTCTAGGGCCTCCTGGGGTGCTATAGGGGCCAGGTCACGGCCCACCGCGCCTATCAGGGCGTGGAGAGGCCTCTCAGCGTCTCCTGAGACTGTGATCGACTGGGCCGGGGTGCCAAGGTGCCGGTCCACCATGTACTTGATGGTGCCGGGGTCGCCGGCGTCCACCAGCTTGTCCAGGGCCAGGGCTATCTTCTCGTAGGGTATCTGGGACCGGAGCACGTCCATCAGCTCCTTGGCCTCGGTGGGGCGGCCTGTGAGGTTGCGGCGCGGGTCGTAGCCGGGCTTAAAGGCGCCGGGGATCATTCCACTTAGTCCAGTTCTCTGGGGCCATCACCCCAAAGGCTAGCCCATCGGTGCTGATCCGTCAAGGGGCGGGCAGTCTGGTCTATCTGTATAGGCGGGTGCTCCGTCTTTATTTTGCGGATTGGCGCAAAGGGTATTGACAAGGTTGGCCAGGTGTGGGATGCTAGGGTCGTGGACAGGCGAACGAGCCCTATTTCTTTCGCCAGTTGCGCCCCGGCTGCGAGTCTGTCCACACAACGGGCTCTAGCGGTCGGGGCGTTCTGGGTTCTAGGAGGTAGAGATGGCAACGGAGCGACAGGCAACGCTGACGGCGCTGAGGCTCATTCGTAAGCAAGTCGCGCAGCGCCACACAAACATCGCCAAGATAATGCTGGACGGGCTCATCACCCAGCTAGAGCTGAAGAGCTAGCATCCACGCGGTGTGTCGGCGCCGGCAGGGAGGAGAGGAGAGGCGACGTGAGAATTGCCATGATTCCGGGGTGTTGCCAGCACCTACACAACGATGCAGACATTTGGCCGCTTGTCGCTGCTGGGAGCGATGTCTTGGTAGTAAGCGCACTAACCCGCAAGCCCAGCATCCGAATCACGCGGCACTACCAGGCGCCCGGGCACTACCAGGCGCCCGGGCACTACCAGGCGCCCGGGCACTACCGGCCATCATACAGCGACCGCGAGACACAGGCCGCCGATCTATGGGACCGCGTCCGCCGCGACGACCCCACGGCTATAACTGGCGTTGTTGCCCGCGCCCGCAAGCTGGGCCTAACCGCCTAGGCCCCACCAGTAGAGAGGAGAAGCGACGATGGCATACTTCGGCTGCCCTACATGCCAGGAGACGGTAAGGGGACCGCACGAATGCGGCGGGGAAACGGTATGGAACCGCTGTCGCGGGTGCAGTAAGAGGATTGGCGTAGGCGGCATCATATGCGGGGATTGCAGCCGCAAGATCACCCAGAAGCTAGCGAGTAGGCGAGCCTAGTCATGAGCCAACGCGAAGTAGAAGAGATTCGAGCCGAACACGACGAAATGCTGGCTATTCTACGCTTCATCGTCAAACTTGAGGGTGCGCCCATTCGAGGGCGTTACCAGAAGGCCCGACAGATGGCTCTTGCAGGTATAGACATGGTTGCGAAAGGCAGCCAGGCCCAAGCCTAGCGTCCATGCCTGGTGTCGGCTGGGGCGAGAGCAAGGCCGAGAGGCCGGAAAGGGAAGGAACGCGATGGCAAAGCCGCAATTTCGCTTTCGGGTACAAGAGCGTTCGCCTGGGCATACAACATTCCAGATGTTTGTTGGTCAGCCTGGCCAGGGAGGCAACGCCGGGCGGCTTACGCTCACCAATGAGGAGTACGACCAGCTCGCACCGCTGTTCCTCGCAGCGCCAGACCTGCTAGCGGTCGCAGAGGAAACCCTGATAGCCTTCGAGAACACCATGCCCAAGCACCTCTACAAAAACGGCTGCTTCAACTGGGAGACACAGCCCGACAACTGCCCGTGCCTAGCTCACAAGTTGCGCGGAGTCATCGAAAAGGCGACCGCCTAGCGCGTCCTCCTACCATGCGGCCCAGCGACACCTCGTTGGGCCGGACGGTGAGATGGACAGAGTTGGCCAGAAAGGAGCGACCATGCCGTTCACAGTCACGACACTCCAGCGCGGCGACAGATACCGCATTTCGGTTGGCGATGGGAGTCCCGTCACAGCGCAGAACTTCAACGAACTAGGGGAAGCACTTCGCCACTATTATGGAAGGCCATCCCACTACGCAGCTCGGCGCGAGGACATTTGCCCCTTCTGTCGCGCTGCAAGGGAGGCCCTGATCGCCCACGTGAAGAAAGGAGCATGAGACATGGCACACACAGAAGAGCTGGGGGCGGAGCCGGCGGAGCCGCAACCCTGCTGGAACTGCCAGGGCACGGGCTACGTTCCCGTGCGGGTACCAGTAACACGGGACATGGAACTTGACGCCGAGATAGAGCCTGGCAGTGGCGGCTATGTCACCGAGGGCGAACCCTGCATGGAATGCGACCGCACAGGCCAAGCCCCCGACGGCATGGCCCGCCTACAGCATGACGTGGTGACGCTGCCGGCCGACCAGCAGGCCCTAGGGCTCGTGGAGGCGATCCTGGAGCAGAGTCGCGTCGTGCCGTCCGAAACCGTGTGGAGTGCTGCGACACAGGAACACCTTCTCGTTGATCTCGGCATCATCCAAGGGCTAGCCGAGCGCCTGAAGGTACTGCTGAAGAAGCAGCCCGCGCTGCTGGAGACGCTGAGAGAAGCCGTACCTATCATTCGCAGCCACCACGAAGTAACGAGGCGTGGCGACGAGGCATCTTGCGAGCAGTCTTGTGCCGTCCGTGACTTCATAGACCGCGCCCAAGCTGCCATCGAGGCCGCGTCATGAAGGCCGCACGCATCCTAGAGGGCAGGGAGTGCCAGTGTGGGCGCGAGGTGGTCTGGCTCGTCAAGGGGCGGCTGGAGGTGTGCCGCGGCTGCGCCTGCTCCCCGCCCTTCTGCACCTGTCACGCCGTGGGCCTCTACGCGGGCCTGGGGGCCATCATGGCTGACATCAGGGGCAAGTCATGATCCACCTACGCCACAAGTGGGAAGCCAAAGCAATCGAGCACCTGTATCGGGGCAGCATCTTCGACAGCCGCCCGCCCGCTGAGCCCCTGACCGCCGTACTCTACTACTGCCCCACATGCAAGCGAGTCAAGGAAGAACGCATCACTGGCCACTGGACGCTGGAGCAAGTGAAAGGAACGTCATGAGCGCCGTTATCGTCGGCAGCACGATCGCCTGCCTTATCGTCCTACACTCTTGGTGGCGGCGCGAACACCTCTAGCCCTCACTGCCCGTGGCGGCGGGCTCGTGCTCCCCGTGATCATGGCCGCGCTCAAGAATGCAGACTCTCTCCCCACCCACGTAGCGCCAGCAGAGCGGGGGAACATCTGCCTCATTAAACGCATGAGGCTGGGCCTGTCGCATCCCTTCGTGCCAGCGGGCGGGTTCGGGCGCTTGCGGATCTCGCAATAGCTCACGGGCCTCAGTCCTGATCTGATTCAGCACCCGAAAGCTCGACCCCTTCTCAAGCGGGGCGTTGGCTATCACCCCCAGCGCCCCCACCACCGTGTCCACGTCGCGGCAGAGGCGGCGCATCATCTCGTTATCGCTAAGCTCAACATCGGGGTACGGGCGCTCATCATCTGCCGCCCTGGGCGTAGGGCGTAGCCGCCACTCAGCCAGCGCCGCAAAGCCTAACCGCTCCCGTTCCGTCGTCTCTAGCATGTCACCTCCTATGCCCGCGCGGCCACCAGTCCCGGCGACGCAGGTAGCCAAGAATCTCCTCGCGGCGTGGGTGGTTCCGCTTCACCAGCCACACCCAATTCATTGAGTGGCCACGCTTTCCATTACACTCCAGGCAGGCCACGACCGTATTTTGCCCACCGCCAGGTAGGATGCCACGGCGGCGCGGGCGCAGATGGTCGCGGCTAGCAGCCAGGGGCGCTTCCTTCTGGTCCTCCGCGTAAGTCACCCGGCGGTCACACCAGAAACAACGTTCGCCGCCCCACCTGTACTCTTTGATAATGCTCATGAGGCTAGACAGCCACGACCCCGATTACAGCCAGCACCACACGGGACGGGCTAGGGGCATTTGCACCACGGGGAGCACCCGGCCTCTCATCACCCAGGCACTCAGGGCTCTATCTGGGAGCGACAGATCATGTCTGTTCGCCTTTCGGCTACCTGCCTGCCTATGCTCATAACCCCCACTGGTTTCCCGGCGGCTGTCCAGCCTCATGTTCACTCTCCCTTCTCGTGGTAGTGCGGGGGGCGCGCTTCGCGCGACTCGTACCGCGCCGACACCCGGCCAGCCATGTAATTCGCAAAGGCTACGATCATCAGGCCGACACTTCCCGCCACAATGCGCCAGAAGCTATCGAAGTCAAAGCCCTGGAATGTTACGCCGATGCCTATCGTAGCCATCAGCAGGTACGCCCAAATCTTCGGCACGCTGAAACTCTCGATCATCCCTCTCCCTTCTGGTGATAGTGCTTCTGGTCCTTGGGCACCTCGCAGCCCCCACAGAGCACCAGCTCGCCGGCCGCTATCGGCGCCAGCTTCCACTTCTCCGCGCCCTCGAAGACGATCACGGCATCGCCTGGCCGGCGGTGCTCCCACCACCAGCGCTCGTTGCGAACCATCGTGTGCGCCTTCATCGCCGCCAACTCGCGGTCCAGGTTGTCCAGGCCGGGGTCATTCATCTAGAGAACAGGCCCCGATGGAACCCGATAGCAGTAGCGTTCCAAGCCGAGGAAGCGCCAACCATCCTCCACCTCATCGGGGTGTACGATCTTCCAGCTAGAGGCCAGCCACGCCCCTAGGCCATCAATCTCCCAGGGCCATGAGAAGCCCCACCGATTCTGACGTGTTCCTCCCATCATTCCTCTCCCTTCCGCTTCAGGGCGGCCAGCACCATGTCTGCGGGCTCACCCTCTGGCACACCCTCCAGCATTTTCTTCGCGTCTCTCTCTAGGATTTCCAACCTACGCAGCGCCTCAATCGCCGTCAGGGCGTTCTCTGAGTACGCGGGCACGTAGTCAGCGGCGCCGTTCTTGTTCGGGCAGCGGACGAAGTGGGGCGCGCCAAGCTCGTACAGGACGTGGCCCTTGCTCGTCTCCACCCAGACGAGGCGCTTCTTGCCGCAATCTCTACAGTCCGGCAAAGTCGCCCTTCCTTACCTTCCGCTTCTTCCCCCGGTACGTCGCTTCGCACCGAAGGCAAGTGTATTCCGGCGTAATAGCGACCGTCTCGGTGTGCATGGTCCCGATGCGCTCCTCGCCCGGCTCGTGCCCGTCCTTCGCGCAGATGGCCTTCTTCCGCCGAGACTCTGCTTTCTCCGCCTCCCAGGAAAGGAACCCCTCCATTTCCTCCTCAAGCGACACATAGATACAGTCGTCCATGTAGTCGCCCTCGTCGATCTTCTGGTGCCCGAACTTCAGAGTAGGTGCGGCTTCGCACAGCACGAGTTCGGGCTGGACACCTCCGCATCGAAGACAGGCTGGATGTCCGCTGGGACAATTCGGGCAGGGCGCACGACCGTCCCACTCCGCCTCTAAGAACCGCCTGCGCAGATCGTCACGCACGGACACTTGGACAGCGTTGGCTGTTTCGTCAGTCATAGGGCCTCAATCTCGGCGAGGACATGCAGGAACTCGGGCCTTTCCTCTGTTGTCATCACGCCAGTGCCGAAGTCAGCCCAGCAGGCTTTCGCTGCGGCACGAGCCGACGCCAGGGCCAGGGCGCGCTTGGCCATCTGGTATTCGAGTCCCCAGGCCTTCCGTACCTTCGGCCCCTGACCAGCCTTGAGGGCACGGAGGCTTGCGACAGCACCATCCAGCCTGGCAGCCGCTTCCTTGATAGTCTCACTCATCGTCCCAGCCTCTCAATCTCGGCCAGCCGCTCAGCGTGTGGGCCGCACAGCTCCTCCCGCGTACACGGGTAATGGTTCACGTAGCAGCGCCAGAACACGGCGACGGCCAGGGCGCGGGCACACGCGAAGGTGTCCTTACCGCCGTGTGCGTGGTAGTCGTAGTCCAGCGCAGCCCACGCTTCATCGATACTCATCCACTTTCCTCCTTGAGCACTGGACGATCAGGCACCGGAACCCCTTCCCGGACCAACGCGTCCTCGAACCGCAACCGAAGCGCCGGCCAGTCAATCGCGAGCGAGAGATCGTCCTTCCCAAGCTCAGCCTGGACACAGGCGATCCCGTACATGTCCCGGAGTAGCTGGCCAGTGTCACGCATCATCACTCACTCCTTACTGCCGCTTCAGGCGCTCATGCCGTTCCCGCGAACGGCGCTTCCCGCACTCACGGCACTCGCGGTTCCCCGTTTTGCTCTGAGTGTAGGTGCTCTCAGGCGTCAACTCATGGCCCCACTTGCAGTGGGTCTGCTTGTTGCCCCCACCGTACATGGCCCCCAGCTTCTCAGACCAGCAAGCCTTGTGGTACTTGTTCGTGGCATGGCCGGAACGCGCTTGGTTCTGCATACCCTTGGAGATGTTGAGCGGCAGGCCGCAAGCCTCGCAGGTAAGAACCTCGATAACGCACCGAGCCCGAAGCCGCTGGCAGACGAGGCACTTGCCGAGGGTGCTCGTATTCTCGGCACGCAGGTGCCCGCGTATGCAGAACTTGCTCCGATCCTCTTGGCTACAACGACGACAGTGGGAAGACATATGGTTCCAGTTGCGCTCGTTCTCGAAGGTTGACCGGGCTACCCTGATCCACTTTCCGCAGCCTGGGCACTCCCACTCCAGTACGATCCCCCGATCTGGCCAGGGAATGTCATACTGCCGGATAATCTGCTGAACCCGCTGATAGGTAACGCCCATCACGGCTGAGATTTCCCGCATGGTAGGGGTGGGCTCTCGGGCCGCTAGTTCACGCACCCGAACCACGCTGGGACCTTCAGGCTTGATTGGCTTCCGCCTCTCAAGTAGCATTCCCCGCCGCCCGTCTAGGTAATGATTCCTGTAAGCGCTCGGCTTCGGATACTTGACTCGCGGCACTAGCATCACTACGTCCTTTCGCACTCCGCAGGATTTACCAGGGTGGTGAGACGGGGACAGGGAGCCCCCGTACCCCCTCACGGCTGCGGCTCGAAGCCCTCGCAATCCTCGTCCCGCTCCTCTCCGCCCGTGTACCATGTCCGCCGACACTTCCGAGGATGCAGCGCCCAGCCCGTGTTGTGGCAATAGACAGCATGAGTATCAACCCGATTCCCGAACCGACAGGGCTGATCGAATGCGAACTCCCCTGCCAGCACCTCGACAAGCTCAACAACATCCGGAACTTCCATCCTCGTCTCCTTTCAGGGCGCAGGGGGCCATCGGCAGGTTGCCCTGCCCCATCTTAGATCCCGGCATGACACCGATGAGGCCAACTCCAGGGTAGCAGTCGGGACTATGGAACCTGGAGCGTCCCTCTGTCGGCGGGTGCGGACCGTGGCCCAACCCCTCCCGCACCGCGCTTTGTTCGCACCGGCCCAATGCCGTTGGTGGCTGGTGTATAGCAGGGCTGGTACTGGTGGAGCCTGTCGAAAGACAGGGACTTAGAACCTTCCAGCTACCTGCTGGATGGCGCACGCCCGAGGATTGTGGTACTGTATGGGTGACGACATCTTGCCTGTACCTTACAGGTGCGCCACGCCCTAGGTCAACCCCTGGGGCGTTGGTGTTTGTCAGCAAAACAGCCTGATCTCTTGCTCGGCCTGCCTGAGCAGCCGGTCGTATTCCTGCTGGGGCAGCTTGCCCGCAGGTGGAACGCCTGGTGCAAGGTACGTATTGCGAATCCCAGCCTCAACCGTCGTCTCACGTAGCCCCAGGGCGGCCTCACAGCGCACTGAGGGTGTTTCTACTGCGGGAGCGGCGCCTTCCTGTACGGGGTCATAATGCGCCCACACCTTGAGTCCCACAATTGCGGCAACGAGCACTAGCACGATGACCCCTGCGATGATTATGTCTCGCTTCATCCTTCCTCCTTGGTGGGGCGTTCCCTCTCCGGTCATGGGGCGGGCTCCTTGCGGCGCAGATGATCTAGCATCAGGCTCCAGTAGTACGGAATATCCAGAAGATTCTTCATGATGGCTGCTCGAAGTTGATCCGTCGCGGGGCCAGATCGAAGTCCCGTGACCTGGGCAGTTTCAGCGAAAGCATTCGTGATAGCTGACTCCATAGTTAGGCGCAGGTCGCTCTCGTCACTCACGTCAGCTTCTCCTTTGCTGCTAGGCGGGCCTCTGCGGCCTTGTGCCAGCCGCGCTTCACCTGTAGCTCCTCCAGCGAGGTGCGCCAGGTCTTCTTGGTCCCACACTTGCGGCAGGACGCGCTCACGGTCTCGCCGTTGGGCGGGGGGATCACGAAGCGACAGGGCGGGCAGGTCATCACGTGGTGCTATCCGGCGACTCTTGCATATCGGGCCTGAGCGCATGTTCGGCAACGACGGTGACCGTTTGGCCTGAAGTGCGTATTCAAGAGGTCAAAGGCGTGGCCGTTCTTACAATGCGTAGCTTTGGCGCATCGCGCTGAAGGGTTGTCACCTCGTAGCATGTTCTCACGGTGCGTCACGGCTTCGACATGTGTGGGGCGAACACACGAGGGAGTGCGGCAAAGGTGATCGAGTTCTAGCCCCGGAGGAATCGGGCCGTATGCTCCCTCGTATGAGAAGCGGGGGGCAGGAACAAAGCGTTGGCCAGCACCCCAAAATCGCCCGCAGCCATGAGGATCGCGCTTGGCTGTCCATAACCAGCACGGCCCGAGATGCGGAGCGTAGGTAGAAACAGGACCGTTCTTATCGACCTTCGCCCAGAAGCGCTGTGCAGGGCTCACGCGCGCATAGCACCCATTGCTCAACCGGACTCGTGGGGTGGTAAGATGAGAGGGCATCGGAATCAACCTTCCTTTGCTATGAGGTCCGGCGCTACTCACGCTGGGCCTCTCTCATCATACCACCTTCCCCCTGGAGGGCGGTGGCACCTCGGGCCTTGGCGCGCTGGTAGCTCTCCTCCATACGCAGCACCCAGCCAACGCGGTGCGGGCCGCTATCGAACTGGGTGTGCCAACTATCTAGCTCCTCTAGCGCGTACTCAAGCGCCTCCGCCAGCTCGGCGATGCGCTGCTGGGCGGTGTCCATGTCCACTACCAGGCGGAGGTTGTCGGCCCTCTGGGCGGCAATCAGCCCGTGGTCGCACACCTTGAAGTCCCCGCCGCAGGTGCCGCATTGCTTGTTGGCCATCACGTCAGCGCCTTCTTTGCGGCATCCGCAACGGTGGCGAGGGCGGCGCGGTCTTCGGCCATCGGACTATTGGGCCAAGCCAGCGCGCGGGCATCATCGCGGGCTTCATCTCCACCACAGTCACACACATGCGGCAAGTCGCAATCGACGCCACGGTGCATGTGGGGGCGACGTATCTCACCGCACTTCTGGTGCCATCCTTCCAAGCTGCGCTGCAAGGAGCCCCGCAGCCGCTCGTTCTCCCCCTCCAGCTCGGCGATGCGCTGCTGGGCGGCATCTCTCGCAATACGTACTCGTATAAGTGCCCGCTCTAGCACAACGGGGTCTCGAGTCTGCTCCTGTTCCATTACCCCAGCGCCTCCTTTGCGGCATCCGCAACCGTGGCGAGAACCTTAGCCGAGACATCATGTGGGCAGCCATCCTTGTGGTCGCAGTAGCACGTATCGACGCGGCTCTCCAGCGCCTTCACCACCAGGGGCAAGCTGTTCACGGCCAGAGCGGCGAGGGCCGTGTTCGCAGCACACTGTTCTGGCGTCTCCCAATCGTCATTCGGTTCCACGTGGCCATGTAGGATCGGGCCAGCATAAGCTTGATAGACAAACCGAGCGTCAGCTTCCCACGGCCTCGGGCTCGCCTTCTCCCCTAGCTGCGCTACCACGTCGGATGCGGTTGGCTCACTCATCGGGCGGCTCCTTTCAGCGTCTCTGCGATTTCGTCCCAGTGCCGGGGCCGGCAGACCGCGGCATGGACGAACTTCACTTGCTTGAGCTGGGCGATGGTGGCTTCTTGCTCGGCTGTCACCTTGCCCGTCTCAGACTTTATTTCCAGGAACAGTAGCGTCGCCCCCCTCCAGAGAGCGAGGTCCGGCCAGCCAGAATTGGAGCGCCGAGAATCGTAGGTGTGATAAACCGCCCAGCCCGTTGCCTCAGCCAGCTCGACTATCTGGGCCTGGTACTCGGCCTCCTCGCGGCGCCGGGTCACCACGGCAGCTCCTTCCTCCCCAGGTATCCCGGCAAGGGCTGGCCAGGGCGCGTAGCGGCGCGCTGCTTCCCATAGTAGGGCACGCGGGCGACATCGCACTGGACGGACAGCCTCTCGACCCACGGCATCGCCATCTCCCTATAGCCAGGCCCGCTCTCTCCGCCAACTACACAGGCATCAAGGCCCGGTAGCGTCTCAATGTACTGGGCTATATCGACTCGCTCTAGCAGCGGCTCTATGCTCGCCCACCTGTGCGCGGCGGGCGTCTTCAGCAGCGGGGGTATCCTCTTGTCGGCCATGCGCTGATTCTCGGCCGTCACGCCCAGCCAGACGTTGGGCAGGGGCCAGATCATGGAGGGCATGTCGCGGCCGGCGATCTCTTCGCCGCGCAGGCCGATGTTGTAGATGCGCTTCGGGCTGTCCTGGAAGAAGGCGTGCATTCTCTCGGCCCGCTTCGTGAGAAAGAGGTAGCGATGGAGGCGCGCTACCCAGGTCACGGCCAACACGCGCTCTATGAACTCGTCTGGCACGTCTGGGTGCCACAGGTCGCCCATGAAGCAGACGGCCACGGTGCGCGGCTTGCGCCAGCGTAGGGGCTGCGAGAGGCGGTCGGGGAGAAGCTGGATCTTGCTGAAGCGCTGATCATATTGACGAGGGAAAGGCAACGCCATACCAGCCTCACGCACACGCGCTGCTGCGTTGAAGCCGATTGCTGCCCCACCAGCAAGCATCGCATTAGAGGTCCAGCGGCGCTCGTGCAGCTTCATGGCCCAGCAATTCTTGCAGCCCTCGCTGACGGGCTCACAGCCGATAGCGGGATTCCAGGACTTTGGCGCGTAGCTGATCGGCATCTAGCCCTCCTCTCCTGCGGGCGTGGCGGCGGCGCGCTTCACGCCACGGCTGGCAGACCACCCGGCCAGGAAGTAGTAGGCGGCGTCCTCCCTCTGCTCGTCGGTGATCCCGCGCTCCCAGCCGTCCACCCACGTTCGCTCCGTCACAGCCTCGATAAGCGCCGCGCGCTGCTCTGGGGTTAGGTCAGCTAGCATCAGTCCCCTCGTCCGGCTTGCGGCTACGGGGTACAGGCGGTCCAAGCTGCCCATCCGTTGAGGTCGGTGTACGCTGCAACGAACTCAATTTGTTCGTAAGGGTTCCAAGGATCAGCGAAGCCCCCGGCAAAGAAGGCGGGTAGTACACCAGCAGGGTGAAGCTGGAACAATCCTCGTTCCCCGTCCCGCCCGGTGGTGGGGCCGTAGATGACATCGGGTCGAAAGCCTCCTGATTCACAGCGCGCTACCTCCCACGCGTATTCCCATCGGTCGCCGAAGGCTTCCTGGAACGCGGCCTCGGCTCCGTCGCGCCATTGGCCGGCGTCCACGGTTGCGTTACGGAGGCGCTGATCTCCCTGCTGCGCCGCATCTCTAGCAGCCGCGCCTCGGTCCGGCGTTGGAGGCGGCGTTGGCCACGATCGTGCCATCGCGGCAGCACGAACCACACCCAGGCGTTCGCCAGCAGCATCGCTATCGCGGCTCCGATGATCAGTGATGGTATGTCCATGCGTTCCTCCTAGCGCCGCTGCGACCACGAGCCCCAGAAGCGCGGCGCGTTTCACTTAGGCCAGCACTCTCGGCACGGCTTCAGGCCACGCTCCTCTAACTGGAAGTCCTCGTCTGCTGGGTAACGCTTCAAGAACATCCTGTCATCGCAGTGTGCCCATAGCGGGGCACCCTTCTTGGGGCGGTGGTAGCAGGGCGAACCGATGAGTGTGCCGATCATGGCTGTGTGGCCCATGCTCAGTCTCCCTTCCAGTGGTCGCTAGGCGCTCGCGCCGGTTGGGTAGTCGAGTTCCTCCGCCTTCGCCTCCCAGCCCCTCTTGACGTAGGTGCATATGCCAATCTGCTGAGCCAGTACGGCCTCCACTACCGATCCCGAGGGCGTTTGCAACCCCCCGGCCATCTTGAGTAGCGAAATCAGTATGTCGATGTCGTTTTCCGCCTTCCCAACTATCGCGCTTACCGCAACTGCCTTCATCGTCAGTCTCCCTTCTTGGTGTGGGTGTCCCCGCAGGCGCAGGTACACATCTCGATTGCGCGATCCGCAATGGGATCGCCTTTCAATACTGCCGAAATCTGTAGCGCGGTTTTGTGTTCGGCGTTCAGGTCCAGGGCCTTCTCCAGGGCGGCGGGCCTCTCCTCCGCCGGGCGCCTCGTGATGGCCAGCGCCACGGTCATGCCCAGCTTCTCCATGTCCAGCCACCGCCCCTTTGGGTGTTCCTCCGTGGGGCCGAACAGTTGCATCAGGTCGCACCGCTCGTACACACGGCGCCAGTGGACGTGCTTGCCCTGCTCGCCCAGGATGTCCGCCGCCCGCTCGTACCACTTGTGGGTGGTGTGGGAGTAGCGTTGCCGGAGCGCGTCGGCGATCTCGCACTGTACCTGGAAGGCGCTCACTGCGTTGCTGTCGGCGTCGGCCCAACCCTTCGCCAGTGCGAGGTCGCTCCAGTAAAGTTTCTCCTTCGCCCCGCCAGCCGACACGTAGTCCGAGAGCACCAGCCCGCGCCGCCCGATCACCCAGCCCTCGTCGCCGGGGGCCAGGATCTCTACCATGCCGTCCACCACCCGGAAGCTCCAGCGCTTCTCGTGCAAGTCCCGATGGCAGCCACGGCAGAGCGGGTAGAGGTCGTGCTCAGGCCAATCCTTGGCCCCACCCATGCCTTTCCCCTGAGACACGTCGTCAGGGCGGCCATGGTGCTCCTGTGGGGCTGCTGGGAAGCCGTCCCTCAGGCAAGGGGCGGGGATAACGTCGGTCATAGAAAGCACTTCCCGCAGAGCCGGCGCCCCGTAGCCCCAGGCGTGGTGCTGAACTCAATCTCGGCTACACCATCGAAGCCCCCACACTCGTCACACTGCCAGGGTGGCCCCTCCCCAAGAATCTCGCAGACGCACGGCTTCCCTGGGTGCTCTGGGCACGCCAACTTCCAAAGCGGGTCATTGAACTTGAGCCGACCGCGCTCACGGTCTACGTCCTTGACGATTAGCTGCGTCTCTGTCCAACGCTGCTCATGGAGGTCGCCCAGCACCCATGTCTCCGTCCGCCACAGCTCGTAGCGGGCCTGGCTGCGCGTGTCAGCGGCCACCAGGTCACAGAGCACGTAGGTTTCTGGCGGCTCCCATTCGCGCCCGTAATCGGTGACCTCGCCCGCGCTGACGAAGTAGACGTTCACGCTTGGGGCTCCGTGATGCTGATGATCTCCTTGCAGCGCTCCGGCGTGATCACCGAGAAGTCGATAGTGGTGCCAGAGATACACCCCGGCTCGACCTTCTCCATGTAGTCGAAGGCGGCCTTTTCGTCTACGCCGAACTTCACCGTGAGTACCTTGCGGAGATCGCTACGGGCCTTGCCCGGCTGCTCTGTAGCCTGGGTGGCTTCCCGCGCACCGTCGTATGTGGCGGCGCGCTTGGCCGGAGCTTTGCGAGTCCGCGCAACGGGCGCGTCGGCTACGCTACCATCCTCTGCATAGTCGTCGCAGAACTGGGAGCCGAACCCCAACGCAGCAAGGGCGCGGCCTACAGCCTTCGTCTCGGCCTTCTCCAAGTAGTCGCCGAAGTCCGTCTTGGTTTCAGCACCCCAGCCGGTAGCCGAGCCGCCTGTAGGGATTGTGACGGTCGCCGTGAAGATAGCCTCCGCCTCATCATGAGAATGTAGGCGCGTCTCTATGGTTGCGTCCGGGTATCTGTCGCGGAGCCACACCAGCCGCCACTTGACCTCTAGGTATTCGGTAACGACTTCGACCCAGACGTTGCCCTGCTTCTTGTTGCGGGTGAGCGGCAGCATGTGCTCGGCGGGGTTGAACTCTTTGTCGCTCATCGTTCCTCCATTTCTGCCCGCTCCTCGCGTTCTTCCATCGGCGGGTTGGGGTCGTGCTGCATTCCGAGCTTCGCGCGTTCGGGTGCCGTCAGGGGCAGGTCTGCCTGACTCCAGCCGCCGTTCTCCCTCTCGTGGTACAGCCCCAGGCGTGCCCGCCGGTCTTCCCAGAGCGGGTCGCCGAGATCGTGCTCCAGGTCCATCTCCCAGAAATCATCTTCGGGATCGCTCATGGCACCATCCTCTTCTTGCAGTAGCAGCAGACGCGCCGCCCCTCATCGTTCCACTCGCAGAAGCAGTGCTTGCAGGTCATGGCTTCTTGGGCCGGCCAACCCAAAGGCGACCGTTCCATGTGCTTACCTTGAGTCCGAGATCGTGCCCCCCGAAGTGGCGGCTCAGGTGACTCGCAACGTTTGTGACCTTTCTGCCGTTCAGCAGGTCTGTAATCTCTAATGCCTGGCCTTCGGGGATTGCCTCCCACTCACCATACGGCCAAACCGGTGGCCGCCCAGGGTATTTGAAAGCAGGCAACTCGGTCATGTCGATGTATTTGCTCACTTGTCATCTCCTCTCAGCCGCACCGCCTCTAGCTGGGCCTGGGCGGCGTCCGTCTTGTGAGTACACCGGCACTGGACCAGCCTGCCCGGCGCCGGCTCAGTCATGCCCCAGCACCGGCCTGCGTGGAGTTGGTGGGGGCAGGCAGCACAGGTGGCGGCCCAGGGCTGGCGCTGCCGCATCGCCCGCAGGTATTCGTTGAGGCGTTCGCTCATGCCGCACCGCCTCGGGCTGCGGCGCAGATTGCTTCGGCCTTGGCCACCACCGCAAGCGCGTCTTCGCGCCCACTCGGCCCTGGCGATGGCATGCCCACCTTGTCATCAACGACTTGTATGAGCGCCTTCAGGTTAAGCGTCGTCTCGTCCAGCGCCGCCAGCATCTCCCTCGCCGCCGCGTCCCGCTCGGCCAGCAGCGCCTTCAGCTCATTGGCTTTGGCGTGAACGATGCCCATCGCCATGGCATACTGGCTCGCGCTGCCACCAGTAGGCCACGATTGCTCCAGGATCGCCTCCACCAGCGCCTTCGCGTCGGGCGGCACCTCGGCTGCTTGGGGGGTCATGATGTCCTCGGGGCGGGCTTGCCCTCGACGGCCTTGCGGATCATGTGGGCCGTGCAGTGGCAGTCGGTGGGCTGTGTTCGCCAGTTGAAGCAGCCGTTACGGTACATGTGGCTGGGCATCGCCTTCTCGAATACCACCAGTGCTATTTCGGCGGCTGTCACCAGCCTATCGTGGCAGGCCCGCAGGTCGTCGGTGGTATCGTCGTACGGGCATTCGTGCTGCTGTGTTGCTTCCTGCTGGTCGGTCATGGTATTCTCCTAGTAGTGACTCCTCGGTTTGCACGGCCCCCTCGGCCTCCCGCTGAAGGGGCCGCGCTGTGTCGGCTGGCACCCCCTTTCCTCTAGGTTGCCCCGCGCTCCATCTCCTCGGACTTCAGCACGGGCGCCGGGGCAGGAACACAACACCCTAGTGCAGACACCCGCTTGAGGTTCGCGACGCGGCTGCATCTGCTGCGCTCCTGTGATTCCCCGGCGTCCATGCTGGAGCCCCGCGCGGCGCTTCCCTGCGCCTCCCTGCTTCGCAGCCCTGCGAGCAAGCGCGAGGAAGAGGAGACCAGCGCTCGGCGGGGCACGCCGGGGGAAGTGACGCACCACGCTGATCCCCTCCTCTCCGTGCTTGATCATGGAGCGTCGCAAAAGAGAAGGGCGCCGCGCCGGCGGCTGAGTGGTGGCTCCCAGCGCCCTGGCGGCCGCGCCCCTCCCTTCCACGGTGCTCATGAGACTGGCCGTACACGGCCGTACATGGCCGCACATTGAATCGGTAGCGGCTTGTCCTGATGGCGATCAGGGAAGCGCTTGATCGCGTTATAGTTTTCGCCACACGCCTTGCAGTGTCCTGGCGGATGCGGTTCGTGAGGGCAGCCGCAGCCATCGCGGTGGCCGTTGCTACTTGGCATCGGGGGTGAACTCTCGCATGATCCTGATGGCTTCTTCGATGACACGGGCAGGGCGCTTCCCCTGCTCCGCCGCCTTGACCCACAGCCAGGTCTTCAGCTCTCGGTCGAGGTTGACGTGGACGGAAATTGTATCGGCCATAGATACAACTTACAGTACGTCGGTACTAAAGTCAATAGGCTAGCTCGGAAATCGGTTTCACCCTTCCGCCATTGCGGTGGCGCAAGGGCTAGCGCGTCGCGTGAGTGGGTAGCCCGCTGAGGCTGCTCGCGCTACGAGGTGTGTGGTTCGTTCTTCCCTTCGACGCCCTGCTCTACCCGGACGGCAGTCCGGTGCTCAAGCCAGAGCGTGGCCTCTTCGATCTTGGTGATGGCGATGCTATTCTCCCGACAAGGGAAGGCTGCATTCAACGCCCGTAGCCGCATGGCGAGCAACTTCAGCACGTCCTCGTTCTGGATCCCGTTGACACCGTTCTCGCCGACGGGACCGTGCTGGAACTGGATGGAGCAGGCGGCGAGGGAGTCGGCACCGGGATGGTCGGGGTCGGAGATCTCGATGGTTCCAAGGTCCCGGTCTGGGATGTAGGTGATGTCGGGGCGGATGACGCGGTAGACGGGTGTCGTAGGGGTGTATCTCGGGGTGTCGTCCCTTGGGGTGTCGGCCATTTTGGCCTCCTTCCTGCGTGTTGCCTCAGCGGGCCGCCTCTATCCTACCACGGATTGCGCGTGCCGCAAAGGCTAGGGCTCCAGCGCCTTGAGCCGCTTCTCCTGGTCGGTCGCGATCTTGGCCAGGTAGTCGATGCGAGCCCAGGTGGCCTTCATGACGACATTCTGGTAATCGTGGATCGCCTTTTGCTGGGCCACGAAGGCGTCGAAGTCTGCTTGCGATACCATGGCGTCCTCCACTGCGGGGATGATGATGTCCCAGCAGATTCTACCACTTGGGCATTCTGTGTAGGGCGCGCCGAAGCGCGTCATCTCCTTGTGTTCCCAGGCTTGCACCTGGCGCTTGAAGTCCTGCCAGCCCTCCTCCTTCTTGTACCACTTGGCCAGGTCGATGAGGTTCTGAACCTGGCTTTCGGTCAGGGGCTCGCCGGCCATACCCTCGCTCTCGCAGGCATCGAAGGACACGTTGGCGGCGAGGCTGCCGTTGGCCCAGATGTTGGTGCCGCGCTCGTAGTGCTGAATGAGGCGGCCCTTCTTGGGGTTGCTGAACGTCCAGGAGGGCTCGCCCGGTGCCTGGATGATGCGGCGCATGGAGAACAGGCCGCCCTCTGCGCTGTGATAGACGAGGCCGCGCTTGGCCTTGGGCTCGGCGACACCCTCGTAGCCGTGGGCCAGCGGGTGCCCCGGCTCACGGACGGCTCCTGGCATCCAGCGGGCTGTCACTTGAGCCCCAACTCTTTCTTGACTTCCTTCCAGGGTCGGCCCCGATCACCAGCCAGATAAGCCTTCATCCCCTCGCGTGCCCCAGCCATGAACTCGGGGTCGGCGAGGGCGGCCTGGCGAATGGCCTCTTGTTCCTGCGGGGTCTTCTCTTTCACTCATTTCCTCCTCTTCTTCTCGGCCATCGCAATATGCTATCATCATCATTGCCAACTCCTTGAGCGGCGAGGGTGGGTCTGGACAACCAATGGGCCCTCGCCGCTCGTCTGATCTCTGCGAACCAGCGGCCACTCATACGTCCTCCCCTGCCCAGCTAAGCCACAACCAGGCCCCCCAGAGCCGAATCTGGGCGATTAACCAGATTACCCAGCACATCCTACTTGCCCTCCTGGTGGCGCTCCATGCGGTCAATGAGTCGGTCGATGGCGTTGGTCAGCCGGTCGAGCTTGCCGTTCATGCGGAAGAGGACGAACGACGCCACCGCTATCGGGAAGCCCACGTCCTTGATGAGTGCTATGAAGTCCTCAAGCATTCCGTCTTCCTTTCTATAGCCAGAGCAGAAGCCCGATTGCGGCGCCTGTTCCTGGGGCCAGCATACAGCCCAGGATAGCCACGAACCACTCCAGCTTCTCGCGCATCAGTACACCCCCACATTCGCGCTGGCCAGTGCAGCGCCGCCCGTCACCTCGACCATACGGGGTGTCGCCGAGGGGAAGTCTCCCGGCACAGCGTGGGGGCCATCGATCATATACTCCAGACCGGCCTGGGTGAGCTTGAAGGTGCCCCCAGAGGCGACTAGTGGGAGTTCTAGGCCAATCTGTAGGCCGTTGAACAGCACCTCCGTGATCGTCTTGCCGTTGACCTGGTTGAAGGTTTTCGGCTTGTCAGGCTGCCCGCTCGCTGAATCTCTGACAGCCCCCAACTCGCGGTAGGCGCTACCAGCAATATAGGTTACCCCGAAGTCCCGTGTGCCACTCTCAAGGATGTACGTCCTGGCCTGAGTGCCAGGGTTCCCAGTCTTTCCTCCAGAGCCAATCACCTGGATGGCGAGAGGCGTATCCCCACCGTCCGCGTCGGCGATCTCATAGCTATTCTTCTCGCCGGTCGCGTCTCCCGTATCACGGGTTGTGTCGCCATCTGGCGGGATCTCTTTGACGTCGTTCCAGTCCGGCGCGCCGCTGTCGAAGTCTTGGTCAGTGCCATCCCCGGTGGGCACCTTGAACTTCGCTACCAGGGAACCGATCGGTGTTGTGTTGGGTGAGACATTGAGGAACTGAGTGCCCATCTCTTTGACGTAGAACGGACCGCCAGCCGTGGGAACCGTCTTCGCAACAGCGCTCCCAAAGGTCAAGAGGGAAATGCCTGAAGGATCGCCGTCCCCGTGGCCGCTTACATCGATGATGTTCGTCCACCCGATGCCATCATGCACCCAGACAATATCCCGCGAGGCCGCTTCCACTCGCAGGTCTACATACCAAAGAATCCAGTAGTCGGTATCGGCGGTAAGGGCACCCGCCGCAGTACCGATCTCATCTTCTGTCTCGTCCACGATCCCCAGTTCTTCGTCGCTGTTCTGGATGAGGCGGCGGGCTATCGTGCCAGCGCCGAAGCCTGCTCCCAGTTCCGCAACAGCAATCGCCGCGTCGAAGTCGGCCTCGAAGCGGTATCTAAACATGACAGTGAGGAAATTGGGCTGGGTCAGGCGGGTTTGCCAGCCGTAGGTATCAAGGACGCCGTTGACTGGATCGACCTGGAAGGCGAAGTTGCCGGGGTCAGCGTCAAACGGCGAGGCGATGATGATGTCGGTAACTGGGGATACGGGCGTGTAGAAACCGGAGCCCTGAAGCGCGGCGGACTGCTCCGCCTCAGCTCCAGCGAACGCCTGGAAGGTCATCTACCCCGCCTCCATGTGGTCGGTCACGGCCTGGCGCTCGCCGACGTAGAACCAGAAGCCTTCGTAGTCGGGGATGATGCTCGTAGCTGGGTCAATCTTGACGGTCGCGCCGTCCACCTTCTTGCACGCGCCAGCCGCAGCCGCGAGGTCGAGAAAGCCCGTCATGTGCTCGGCCGTCTTGGGCACCAGCCCCCACACCTTCTCGGCCCCTACGCTCGCCATGTGGGCATTGATGGCCGCGATGTTCTTGACGTAGGCCGGCAGCAAGTCCTTCACCCGCTCCAGGTTCGCCACCCAGTACTTGATCTGGACCTTCGCCGCCGCGTCGATGGGGCAGGGCGAGTCGGCCTCCAGCGCCACAGCCACCAGCGGCGTGCCGTCTGGCGCCCGCTCGGAGAGAAGCGTGTAGCCCTTGCGCTCCAGCCAGCGGTCGCTCACGTTGACCAGCTCGCGGTGCCGCGTGTCGATGGCTCCTAGGAACCGGATAGCGTCTTGGACTGTGGACAGCGTTGGCATATTATTCGTCCGATGCGTTGTTGGTACCGTAGCGGATGTAGATCGTGAGCAGAGGAGCCTCTTCTGACATGGTTCCCCCCGTGCGTTCAATCTCCCAGATCACGAGGTCGCCGCCCGCCGGGCTGCCCGCAATTGTTAGGGCGCCGCTCTCGTCGGCCTTGTGGTACCGACCCACGCCCGTCAGAAGCGTGTCCGTGATAGTCACCTGGCCGCCTTGCGCCTCGCCGATCAAGTCGCCGTTCTGGGTAGAGCTGCCCCGAAGGCCGAAGATCACGGTGTCCCCCGCCGAGGAGCCTGTCGGGGAAATCCATGCGTACCACCAGGTCACCGTGCCGCCATCGTAGTTCTCGGGAAGGAACATCTCCATGCTACCTTGCTCGTTGGCAGCGAAGGCGCGGGTGATGTAGTTCTTCCCGCCAGTCCCCGTTTCACTCTGCTCAGCATCAGCGCACGGGTCGGTGGTGTTCGGCGTCAGCGTGGCGGCCCTGATGATGATGCTGCGCTTGGGGATGGTAAAGACTGGCGGCGTGGCTGCGCCTTTGCTCTCAAGTATGCCGCCTGCCGCACTCAGCGCCACTTCCTGCTGGTCCCCAGAGCCGTCGCTATGGAACACCTTCCAGTTGTTGAACTCGGTGTGCTTGGCGATGCCGTGGACAGCGTTGTGGGTGACGCCGTGGCTGGCTGAGAAAGACAGGTTGCCGCTGGCATCAGTGACTAGGGCCTCATTGGCGTTCCCATCGGCATCAGGCAGCACCCATATCTTGTTCGCACCTAGCGCCGGTGCCTTGAAGCCCACGTAGTTGCCGTTGTCATGGAACCTAAGTTCACCCTGGTTTGGTATCTCAAGGTAGCCATCACCAACTACGAGTATGGCGATAGAGTTCTTCGTAAGGACGTATTCGTTAGCACCCCTATCGTACACAAGGAAGTCAAGCTCACCACCATCAGTGTCAAAGATTATTGTCGGGGCGCCTCCTACCAAGAGTAGTCCATAAGCAGCGTCGCCGACGGTGAGCGAAAGAACCTTCTCTGTGTGGATGTGGTTGCCGATGATGCGTGCATTGCCCGGCTCCCAATCGCCCGTGAGTGGCTTCGAGCCGTCTACGTCAAGGTGGGCGGCGTGGTCAGAGTCCCCCAGCCCTGCCAGGTCCGCACCGTGGTCGATTGTCCCGTCCGACTGAGACGTAAGTGCAATGACCCCACTTGCATTCGGCCACGTCAGAGTCCGCGTGTTGTCTGCCGCCACCTGATCGAGTTGGAAATTACCAACCTTGGTATTGGTCGTCGCATCGAAGATGTTGAAGGTGCTATCAGCGAACTCTGTCTCAGGTGAGGAAGCACCACCCCTAGCTCCTAGGAGGTCCCCCCTCCTCAGGTCTACAACAGAGCCAAAGGCCCAGGTGCCCGCCTGCTTCTGCACAGTCAGCCTGGCGATGAGGAACGCTGTTGATGATTCGAGGTCGAACTCACGGGGCAGGTCGAAGTTGTCGAAGCCTGAGATGTCCTGCTCCGCGCTGGCCTGCGTATTGTAGAAGCCAGATGGTAGGTTGATCATCGCTGGCTCGTAAGTACCCGTCTTGTTCGCCACGCCCCAGATGACGAGGTTGAACCATTTGTTGTTTCCAATGGGATTCCCACCCGAGTCCTCCACGATGTCAAAGAGGTTGGTGATATTGTGGTAGGCCCCCTCTATGTCAGGCCAGTTGACGACGAGCACTTCGTCCCCGCCTGAAGTATCAACAGCAGCAGAAGTGTGCCTGTGCATCTGGAAGATGACACCTGATGTTGCCTTGTAATCAACGGTCGCACCTACGATAGTCAAGTAGCTAGTCGTGCCAGCAGAGTTGATACCGCTGAAGTATCGTGCGCTGGTCAGGCGTTCACGCTCGGCCATGTGGGCCAGGTGCCCCATATTGTCTGTCCCCATGCGGTGGTCGTTCCACTGCTGCTGGATATAGCAACGAGCACCCCCGCCAGCAGCGACGAATGCCGCAGATGGGACAAGGTAGTAGCCGACTTTGATGTGCTCGGTTGCAGGCCACTGGGAAGTGCTCTTAGTCAACTGCGTCTGGTCGGACTCAAGGATGTAGATGTAGTTTGCCTGCGGTGAATCGTCGTCCCCGAGAGTCAGCGCAATAGTCTTGGGAGTAGACAGTGTAGTAAGGCCACTTGAGAAGCGCATCGTGAGATCGCCACCGCCCTCCTGCTGGAGGGAGAGAGTGACTACGCCGCCGGCCTCGGTGATGTCCGCATCTAGCGTCTCAAGAAAGGTGCCGTTGAAGAAGTCCTTGAAGATTTCGTCGTTTCCCAGCACCGCTGTTTCCTCGGTGATGCTATCGATGTCCCCGCTGGACGCCACTACGACACCTAGGGGGATGCTTCCGAGCGTGTAGCCGGTAGTGTTGCTACTGACGCTGGAGCCCAGCACCTCGACATAGCTGGTGTCGTCGTCGGCGACGTTGAGCGTGCTCGCCGAGATGTTGTTGATGACGTTGTCTTCGCGGGTGATGAAGGCGTTCCAGCCGACGCTCAGGGAGCCGTTATCGTAGAGCAGGTTGAGCTTGTCGCCCGGTGCAACTGAGACGATTCCGTCTCCTATGACATCCCCCGTGCCCACGTACAAGTTCTTCGTCCCGCCCAGTATCTCTACCTCGAAGTCTGCGGGGCAGTTGGGGCCGAAGACCGACCGCTCGAAGTAGCCCTTGACGGTGTAGGAGCGGCTGGTGGTCGGCAGGTCTTCCATGCGGTTGCCCGAAGAGTCTTCGATGAGAGAGTTGCCCACAAAGGCCACATGGACGTAGCTACTGCTGTGGCTCAGGTCGTCAGGTGCCCACAAGAAGTGGATTGGGGCCTCACTGTCCGCTGGGAGGTTCGGCACATCTACGGTACAGCCAGTGATTGCTAGGTTCAGGAAGAGGGCCTGCACTCCATTCACCGATCCGATCTTTATGAAAGCCCACTCAGCCGAATGATCGTCATAGCCAAACCAGCAACCAGAGAAGAGTAGGTAATCCATGTCAGACGAACCGAGGCTGCCAGTGCTCCCAAGTGCAAACGCAGCAACAGACGAACTATCTCCGTCAATCTGGCAGCCAACAAAATGCACATAACTCGACATGCTGCCAACCTGAATACTATTTAGGAAGAGGCAGTCGGTGAACGTCACGCCGTTCGCAAATCGTGATTTGCTACTCCCCTGCTTTGCGAAGAAGGAGAACTTGCCACCCCACGCGCAACGGTTAAACCTAGTGCTGCCCAAGACAACTGCCAAGCCATTATCATCGACACCACCAGCAAATCGACAAAGCTCGAAGCTCAGATAGTCGGCAACAACGATGATGGTGTCGGACTTGAATTGCAGGCTGCCACCCACATTAAGATTGACGAACTGAACACTCCGCACGTCCCGATCATTATCGCTACTCAGTATCAGATTATTCGTCAGCTTGAGGTTCTCGATGCGGGACTCAGGATAGCCGTTGAATACATTCCCCAAGGGCCCAGAGAGGGTCAGGCTGCCAACGAATGTCATGTCCCCTGGAGGGGTAGTGATCGTGATCCTATTGACGCCGCCAATCAGGTGGGATTCAACGGTTACATCCTCTCCGGTATAATCCCCCGGCACGATCAGGATGCTCTGATCCCCACCAGCCGTGACCCAGCCATCCACGGCGCTCTGAATGACGCTCCAGACCTTGAAGGTGTGACCGTGGAGAGTTGTTACCGTCATCCCCTCTGTGCCATCGCCCGCAGAGACTACAGCTGCGAAGTCAGCGTCAACAAGATGGTCGAACTCGAACGGGCCGATACCTGCGTTAGCGATGTCGAGCCGCAGATTGTTGGGCCAGGAGGCCCGCGTGAGCTTGATACCGCTCGTAGCATTGAGTTGGTAGCCGAAGCCCTGCGACACCGCATCATCCATGCCCTCGACGGACATCTCGTGATGGTGGCCATCCTTCACCTTGCGACGATAGGAGTTGTTGGGGGTCTGGTTCTCTAGCGCCCGGACACGGGGGAGTGACTTCTCAAACGCTTCCTCTAGCGCGGAGAGCCGCCTGGGGAGCCCTAATGCCGCGCGGTCGCCATCCACTAGGCTTTCCTGCGCCCACGTCTCTATCGCCGTCAGGGCTTCAGGAGAGAGAACGCCACGCAGGGCGTCTAGGAAGTCCGAGCGTTGCTGGCCGGGCGGAAGATTGCCGTGCTCCACCATCAGACCACCCAGCGATCTATCGTCACCTCGATGGCGTAGTCCGGCGCGCTGCCATGAACGTCAATCACCGCCACCTGCACATCCCTGACGTACCCGGTGAATGGCGTATTGAACCCAGGTTCCAGCACAGGGACGCCCTCGCCGCTCTTGAGGGCTTCCAGCTTGAGCTTGGCATCCTTCACCCCGAGGCTGCCTGTCATGTGATCCTTGTCCACCGGGATGCGCGCGACATACGTGTGCGGCGTGACGGCGCGGATGCCGAAGGCGCGGATGCGCGGGTCGGCGGTCGCAGGGCTGAAAGCACCAGACTGGTTGGTATCGAAGCGGATAGATGCCATCACTTCGTAGCAGGTGTCACGGTTGCTCGCCGCTGTGCCCGCCGCGCCACCACCGCTTGTGACGTTCACGGGGATGCTGAAGGTGTTGGCGCTGATCCAGGTGACGACGTGCTCGCCGTTGATGTCGGGCGCGCTGCTGTGCCCCTTGATCGTCACAATGTCGCCCGAGATGAAGCCGTGGGCCGTGACCGTGAGCACCGTCGGGTCGGCCGTAGAGGATGAGGTGATGGCTGTGCTCTTGTTGTTCGGCGTGAACTCGAAATGGCCCGGCCCGTCGTCGGAAGTCAGGTCGCTTCCGAGTTGGATCGAGGTCTGGATGCGGTCGCGGTGGATGCGCGCCTCGATGTCCACGTTGGCGTACTCGTTGTTGTCGATGTCCAGCCACATCATGCGGATGCGCTTCTGCTTCTCCGGCTCGCCGAAGTCCGTACCGGGCATCCATATCTGGCCCTTCTCGTTGTCCCCGCCACGGTAGGTGGTCGCAAAACCGTCAACCCTGACCTGGCGGATAGAGCCATCCAACTCCAGGTCGAACATAGCAAAGCGGCGTGAATCATCCACCATCCACAGGATGGGGTTAGCCGAAGTGGTGGTGATGCCGATGCGTAGCTTCGCGCTCCAATTGGTTTCCTGGGGCGAGATGAGGTTCCCCATCCACCTGATCGTGCCGTCGCTCTCCAGCCAACCGATATGGAGCCCGGTGTTGCTGTTGACCGCATAGGCCCAGCGCCCCCAAGCGGCGAAGCCGAACCATCCGAGAGGAGTCGGCGTCAAACCGTCCAGGTTGATGGGCGTCCAGTTGGCCGGCGCGTCCGGGCCAATTGGTATCGCCGAGTCGCCCCACACTCTCCACAGGCCCGTGCTGTGCGCCCAGTAGGCGTAAGGGCCGTGCGCCCCGCTGTTGGCACCGTCCAAGCCCTGGTAGTTCGTGAGGTAGCCGCCTGTCGCTTCGACAAACTCGATGATAGGAATGCTGTTGCCCTGGGAGTCGAAGCGGTAGGGCCGGTCAGGCTTGGAGACGAACAGTTCGCCGCTAACGCTGAGCAGGTCGGTGATCTGGAAGCTGCTGTCGCCCACCTCGAAGTCGCCGGCAAAACTGGACTCGTCAGCCGCCGTAGCGGACGTAGAAATCAGGTTGGTGCTGTGCGCCCGCCACATCTGGGCCACGCCTTCGTTCATCATCTTGTTCAGGTGCAGCGCCAAGTAATCCATCGACTGCCACGAGTCGTTGGTGATGGCGTCAGCCCCGACAGTATCCAGCCGCTCTACGAAGGCACCAGCAGTCCCGCCGAACGGCACATACCACTTGCTCTCGAAGTAGACTGGGCGGCCGGCCTCGCCGTTAGTAATCGTAGTGCTGCTTGTCTCCTGGGTAGGAGTCCCGGTTCCACCCGTGCCCAGGTCGATCTTGTAGATGCGGTTGGCGTTGACGATGTAGAGGTATTCCTTGCTGGAAGGGCCATCCATGACGAAGCCGTAGGCGGGCTTGTCCGCGTCTATGCCCGCAGACAACGTGAGCGCCGCGACTCTCGCCCCCTTCCGCATCCGCAGGTAGGGGAAGGTAGAAGTGTCAAGATTCACGGCGTTGTAGATTTGGTTCGGCGCGGTGATCTGCTTCTCGGTGAAGAAGCCCATGCCGCCGTTGAAGCCTGAGTCGTAGCGCCGCTCTAGGGTGCGCGCTGCGGAGGAGGTCTGCCAACTAGAGCAAGGATACTGAATCCCGTCGATGGTGATGATGAGCGGCGGTCGATCTGCCATACATCTATACGCTCACCAACTGGTTAGGGACGATCCGCGTTTCCTTGAGGTTATAGCCTAGCGCCAGTTCGCGTGCGCGCCGGCGGCGTGCCCAGCGGCGGAAGTCGGCCTGCTCATCCCAGTCGCGGTAGAACCGCGCGATGATGGCCGCTACCAGGTAGTCCCGATCGCAGGTGGTGGTTGTGGTGTTGTCGGTGAAGGCGTCGAAGCCACGCGACAGGACGATGCCTACCGGGCGGCTCCAGACAGCTCGCAGCACTATCCTCAACGGGTTCACGCCGCGAGCCTCATTGATGAAGGTGGGCGCTGGTGCCTGGGCGCTGCGCCACTGCCGCGAGAGAGCCACGTAGGAGTCCGCATCCTCGCTCACCCTACCCTGGGGCATGTAGAAGGCGTAGCGCACCTTCTCCTCGCTCACGAACCACGAGGGGGCTGTGTAGGGCCGCATGTCGCCCGTCACCTGGACGATCACCGGCGCGGCCATGTAGAAGTCGTCAGCAGCGGCCGCAGACAGGATACGAATCCGCATCTGCTCGCAGTTGTCCGGCACCGTTTCCTGGAAGCGGATCTCGGTCCAGGCAGGCTCATCTATCGTCACGGCCTTGACGACTTCGGGAGCCGTTTCGTTGTAGAGCTGGACGATGACGGAGCCGACGGCGGCGCGCACGGTGACGGACACCATCAGCGTCTCTGTCTCATGGACATCAAAGGTCTGCGAGTTCCAGCCCTGGCCCGCACCGTCTGCAACGCCGTGAACCGACTGCTGGCCGAAGAGGACATTTGCGGATGTCGCAACGAGTTCCGTCGCCGTACCCCCAGGCGCTACTACATCCGGCCAGTCGGTGGCCACGTCTATAGTCTCGATAGCCGAGTCGTTCACCAAAGAGGGGAAGTAAACGTAGGGCGCATCCGTCTGGCGCAGGATCTCGTCGGCAACCTGGTCGAGCATGTCGCCCGATACCCCGTGGGGGTATAGCAGGTACTTCAGCCCAACCGCAGGCAGCACCGTGACTGCCGGCGAGTAGGTGAGGGTCGAGGTGCCATTGAAGCCACCATCGTCCACCGCCACATAATCAGAGAGTTCCGTGATCGTCCCACCAGTCCCCCCGGTTGTAACCACGACGGGGATCGTGGCCGTACTGGCGCCTGTCTGGGTGGCCAGCCACTCGCCGTTGATGTCGGGCACGCTTCCTATGTGGCCGCTGATGACAACGCTGTGTACGAGCCCCGCGCCATAGCCGTGGGCACTGGCCGTTGTGATAACCGTGGGGTCGGCAATCGAAGACGAGGTGATGGCCACACTCGCCAACTCGCTCATGATCTCGACGCCACGAGCGTCGTACTTGTTGGGGTTTGTCGTGCCGCGCCCGAGCTTCGTGTCGATGAGCGTGGTGGTGTTACCCGCAGTGGTCAGGGACAGCGGCACCGGCAGCGCCTTCAGCGCCTCGTCACGCTTGTTGAGAACGCGAAGCACGTCGTACTTCGTCACTAGGCGCGTCACGGTGCCCATCAGCGCCTCTTTCGCTTCACAGGTGCGCCACCAGCCCTAGCGCCGAAGAAGCCGCGCTGACGCTTACTGAGGGGCCTTCCCTGGGCACGACCCTCGCGTAGTATCTTCCTGGCCTTTGGGCGGCTTACGCTCTTGTGGGGCATGACGCCTCCTAGCTGTAGCTGACCCTCGCCCAAGCCATCTTCAGGAAGTTGGAGCCCCCGCTCTGCACACCGATCCCGAAGTTGACGGGGAACTCGTCCGTTTCCAGCGCCAAGAGCGAGGTCGCGTCGTTCTGGGGCACCCCGTCCACAAACCACTGCACCCCAGACGAGGTGATCTTGATCTTCCAGTGATGCCAGTCGGTGTCATCAACCGGCCCAGCGGCACTCGTGGTCGCACCGCTCCTCAACTTGAAGTTCGTGCCATCTGAGTGGATAACGGCCAGCGCATCGGCGGCAGTGACGATAGAACCGCCGCCCTCAACAAAGCCGAAGCCTGACGCCGTTTCGACGCCGGTGGCATCTAGGAAGGCTGCGAAGATCTCAAGGGTGAGCGTTGTCGGGCTGAAGCCCAGGAATTGCCCCGCCAACTGCCCGTGGGCATAGCTGCCGAAGATGGTGGGCGAAGTCAGCAGATCAGAGGCAGCGTTGAAGTGGAGAGATGAGGGGTCTTGATCTGTGGAATCAAGGAAGCTCCCATCAGAGCCCACGTCCTCAACGATGCTTGTTGTTACCCAGCCGTGAACGGCCAGTACGTCTAGCCCCTGGCCCGTGGCCACCGTTGCCTCGGCGGGGCCACCTGCTATCCAGAAGTCCGTCCCTGCCGATTCAGCCCAGTTGCGCGGGTTGGTGACGTGTTCCCGCAGGTTGTGGCTAACTCGGACGATTCCATGGCCCCTTGGTGTGACCAAATCCGTTGACATCGTCCTTCTCCTTTACTTGTGCGCGCCCAGCTTGTGACCTCGCACCTGGTTCGGGGTGCCCTCGAAACCGACGCACCCTTCCACATCGCAGGATTCCACCTCAACAGGCGCAGCCTGGTTGCTGCGCGCCAACTGAAGGATGGCTTCGTTCTGGGCCATCGTCGCCTCGAACTGCCGGTCCTGGCGCTCAATCGCCTGCTTTTCCTTCTCATCCGAGACGTGCTTCTGCCAGATGTCCCAGGTCTTGACGTGCTTCCCGCTCTCGTGGATGTACTTCGCGTAGGCATTGGCCAGTTGGCCGGCAGGACAGAGTTTGCCCTGTAGCCCCAGGCTGTCCATCAGCGCTCGGTCAGGAGAGTCCTTGTGAAGGAAGCACTTCACGTCGCCCTTCCTGTAAGTCGGAACCTGGTCGGCCTTAGCCCGAAACATGGGCCTTCCGTCTGGGAGCTTGCGCTGAAACAATATGCGCGCGCGTTTCTGGGTGACGAGAAGCGGCTCACCATCCAGCGTGGCATAGATGATGGCCATCGGCCTTCGGGGCGACGTATCCTGAAACAGGATTTCGGAGTCGTCTCGCTCGATACCCTCGACCTCCTGAAGCAGGTCACGGCGCTCCTCTTCGCGTTGTGCCACGAGTGCCATTTGCCTCTGGGTATCTTCCTCGGTGACCGTCTCCCCTGTCCGCTCCTTGGCCATCTCGGTCTGGGTGGGAACGCTAGGTGTGCCCATTCTTTCGCTCCTTTGCTCTGTCTCTCAGGGCTCGTACTGCGGTCTGTTCAGGCCAGGCATTACGCTCCGCCCTGAAGTGAGGGCCTACGACGGTGCGGTTGCTCTTGGCCTTGTAGCGCAGTTCTACCTGGGCAACCGCATCCTCAACTAGCGTCGATTCCGCCATCATCTCCCGGCGCCGCTCCATGTACTTCGTCTCGTGTCGGTTCTTCTCGGCGTGGGCCTGCAACTCCGCAACCGTGTTCTCCCCGAAGCTGGGCATCAAGAACGGCAGCACCTTGTTCTCGTAATCCTCCACCGGCCCGATGTCCCAAATAAACTTGGCTATCGCATCGTCCCGGATGACGAAGACACGCTGGACCCAGCGCATCCGCATACCGGGCCCGTCCGGGCGCGGCATTGCCAACGGGCCTTCGTGAAGGCCGTGGCACTCTTCGTCCGGGAACACGCGGTCGGTCACGATGTGCATTCGTGGCGCTCAGCTTTCCGCTTGGCGAGCTTTGCATCTGGCGCGAAGACAGGCTCTCCGCACTTCTCGCAGGCGACCCAACTTTGCACCTTGACCTTCGGCATCACCTCTTCGGCTTCGCCGCCTTCGGCTGGTACTTCGGGTCGCTGCTGCAACACTCGCAGAGTTTCGGACAGGGCATGTTACTCCTCCACTTCGATCTCAGTGATGAGCCCGTTCTCGATCTTGACCTTCTTGAACGTCCCCTCGTATTCACCCGTGAGCCCACCCCCACCAACGGGCGTGCCCGCTACCTTGAGCGAGTCAAAGCCGTCCTGCACCATGTCCCACTGGCCCGTAGAGGCGTTGTAGACCCTGGACTGGCCCGTGCTGGGCTGATACCAGCGGCAACCTGGGCCAGCGCCAGCAGGCTCGGACTCAGCAGTGAATGTCGCGTTAGCCATTACGGAGCCAACTGGAGCATGTAGAGCTGGTCGCCTCCTCCACCGGAGGTCTTGGGCAAGAGGTAGCCGGCCCTCTGGTAGCCACCAGCGACAGCTGCCTCTGCCTCGATGTGTCCGTACAGCGAACCGTTGCCGCCGAAGTAAACCTCGCGGTCGAACGAGGTCACGCCCGGCACGGTGCTGATGACTCTGCCGTAGCACGGCCCCCAGGTCTGGCCCCAGTAGTAACTCCCCGAGGCTATCACGGCGTTGGGCACACAGACGACACTCGCAAACTCGGTCGAAATCTGGCGTGTATCGAAGTAGATGCTCGGGTAGCCCGTGACCCATGTGCTAGCACCGACAATGGCTGCCTCCAGCCCACCATCTAGGTAGAGCTTCGTGTCAGTTCCGTCCGAGGCATCGTTACCCAGAATCCGGCGGATCTGGAGGCGGTTAGTGAAGATAGCCACCCACCCGCCCTTGTATTGGTCCTCAGTGGCGGTCGTATTGACGACCTGGATTTCGGTTGCCCCGATGGCAGCAGACTGGTTAGGCGCTTCGTTGGTGAGGCTCCAGGCATCGTTGTTAGATGCGCCATCCCACCGCTGTAGGGAACCGCCAGCCCTAGAGTAACGATATACCCGCTCATCCACCGACAGCCTTGTGCCCAGGTCGTAGAGTTGCGTGGTACTGCCCTCGTAAACCTGCGGCGAAGGGCCCGAAATCTTGTCGTAGGTCGGGGTTCCTCTCCCTGGAGGAGCATCGGACACTACGATGTCGAGCGTGTTCCTCCCGGCGTCTCTTCGCCACCCTCTGTGAGTTGGTGAATCTAGCATTGTTGTCCCTTTCTAGTAGCGGCTTAGGGCCGCACCTGATACTAGCGGGGGTGTTTCTCGGCACACCCCCACAAGCCGACTATGTTAGAATCTCCAGTCCCTACCAGCCTCTCCGGAGAAGTAGTCCACTTCAAGGATGCGGGCGTTGCTGGATCGTTCCTCCATGAAGAGGCACGGGAAGAACAAGTCGGTATTCGTCAGCAGGGTTCCTGCATCGAACCGCTTGACCAGCCTCAACGGGTTCATGAGAAGGGCGTTGGCGATCCCCGAATGGCCGAACCAGCATTCACCCGAGCCGTCCTCGTTCAGGATGAACTCGGCCTCGAACCACCGATCAGCCGTTAGGGTGGCTTTGGCGCGAATACCGGCACCCGTGTCCGAGATGACGGCGGAGCCGTCAGCCATGAAGGCGCGGAAGTCGTCAGTAGTCGCATCCGCGTCATACGCCAGGCCCAGGATTCCACCGCTTCCGTTCACAGCCAGCGTGGTCCCGTTGAGTTCGATGGGCATGACGGGGGTGCCGACATTCAGCGTCTCCGTAAACCCGACAAAGACCGCACAATCCACGTTGTTGTACTTGAACCGCGTCCGCAGGACCATCTTGCCGTCGCGTGGCGAGAACGGGCCAGCGCGAAGAACCGCGCTGTCATCGTCCCCTCCAGCAGTTGTGATCGCTACTATCCCACCAGCTTCGTCCGTGGTGGCGGCGTAGGACTCAGAGCCTTCCCCGAAGGCTTGGACTGTAGCGTCCAGCACGGCGGCGGAACCGTTGGCCCCAACGAAGTCCGAGCCGAAGTAGAGCTTACCGCTGCCAATCGTGCCGGTCATCTAGTACCTCCAGTCCCGCCCAGCCTCGCCGTAGAAGTAGTCGATTTCCAGTGTGCGAGCCGACCCTGTACGCACCTCGATCATCAGTGCGGCGAAGAAGAGGTCGGTTGGCGTCAGCAGGGTTCCTGCATCGAACCGCTTGACCAACTTCAGATTGGGCCTCGTGATGATCGTCTGCACGTCGCTGGAATCGCCCAGCCAGACCTCACCCGAGCCATCTTCGTTTAGGATGACTTCAGACTCGAACCAGCGGTCGGCGGTGGTCGTGGCGTTGGCACGGATGCCCGTAGACGAATCCGAGATGGCCGCAGAGCCGTCACCCATCCCCGCACGCCAGTCATCTGTATTGCCATCGGTGTCGATCCCAATGCCGATCATCCCGCCGGGGTTGTAGGTCATAGCGGTGCCGCTGAACTCCATCGGCATGACGGGGGTTGTAGTATCCAACGTCTCGGCCCAGCCGAACCATACGGCGATGGTCGTGAAGACGGGGTACTTGAACCGCGCTCGCACAACCATTTTGCCATCTCGCGGCGCAAACGGGCCGCTGCGGATAAGAGCGTTGTCGGCATTGCTGCCGCCCGTGCCAAGGGCCAGGATGCCGCCGCTCTCATTGACCGTCGCAGCGTAGGTTTCGGTGCCTACGCCGAACGCCTGAACGTCTGCATCCAGCACGGCTGCGGAGGCGTTAGCCCCCACAAACTCCGACCCGAAGTAGAGCTTGCCACTTCCGATTGTTCCTGTCACGTTGTTCTCCTTCTCCCCTTACGGGGTGCGTAACACGCGGCTACGCTCTATCTAGCTGGCCGGCGCTGCCGCGTCCGACAAGTGGCGCTGCGCCCACACCTGCGTCCCCGCAGAGGTGCGCTCAATGAAGCCGTACTCGTCGGTCATGATGATCAGGTCTGCACCGCCGCCGAAGAGGTGGTCGCGGTCTGTCGCAGGCTTGCGAACCATGCCCATGACGGCCACAACGCCCTCTAGCGCGTGAGTCGCGCCGTTCGCGTCCGGTGTAGCATCGACAGTGATGTTGCCGTCCTTGAAGACGTTGGAGCCGGACACCGTGCCCCTGAACCCCCGGCGGAAGACTTCTTCCGAGAGGCCATTGGGGATGGTGTAGGTGCCGATGCCAGCGACCAGTTCGGCCTGGATGTCGTAAATCTGGAAGCCGTGCAGCACCGTCGAGATGGTGCCCATCGAGGGCTCCGTTACGTTGCTCTCGATGTTCGCCACAGCCGCCGAGATGTGGCCGAAGGAAATCGGGTTGCCGGTTCCCGGCGAAGTCGTGGTAGCGAAGCCCGAGAACAGTGAAAGGTAGTCCTCGTCCTTCTTGCGTTCCATTGCGTTCTGGGCGAGTCCGCCCATCTTGGCCGAGACCACCGCCGCAATCTTGCGGAAGGTCCGGTCGGTGATCTTGATGACGATCTGGGTCATGTCGGGTTCGAGTTCGAGCAACTGACCAGAGAGCTGCTGGAAGTTCTCGTTTCGGGTCGTCTCGGTGATGTCCGACGCCTGAAGCTGGTTCAGCGAGAACTCCTGCCACTCAAGGCCGGTGCCCTTCTTCTGCATGATCAGATCAGTGGTGCGCTTGTACGTCCCCTCGTCCTCGCGGATGATTCGCGCCTGTGCGATGATCTCAGGGAGAGCACCACTTAGTGATCCAGTGGTTGTTTCTCCTGGCATGTCCTACTCCTAGGCTCTAGCCTTTCGGCGAGCCGTAATCTCTCGTATTACGTCGATGTGCGTTTCTGGGTTCATCAGGATTTCGTCTTCTTCCGCCCTACTCTTGCCGCCCCCACCAGCGCCGCCCGGCGGGTTGGCCGGCGGTGCTTGACCGTTGCGCTGAGCATCACGCACCTCTTTTTCGAGGCGGGTGATCTTCGCGTCCTTTTCCTTGAGTTCTGCCTTGAGCGGTTCCTTGGCGGAGTCCGCAATCGCGTCCACCATGTCGGTGAAGACTGAGGAGTCCGTGTCGCCGCGCTGCATCCGTTCCAGCCGAGGGCGGAAGTCGCTGGTGAAGGAATCCGACTTCATGGCGTCCGCGAGCTCTTTGACGAGCCCGGCAGCGCCACTCCAGATACCTTCGTTGCGGTGCATCCCACCAAGCGCAGCAAAGGCTTCCCGGTTATCGTCCAGCAAGTCCTGGAGACGCGCTGGGTCAACAGTCGGTTTGCCATCCTCATCCTTGGCGCGGGCAAGGCGGTTCCACTGTGAAGTGAACTGCTCCACCTTGTCATTGATGCCGCGCAGAGTGTCCTGCTGGCGATCCATGAGAGGTTGCAAGCGCTTGTGCGTCTCGGACGCGCCTTCCTTCTTCGCAGTCTCACGGGCGGCGGTCAGGCGCTCCTCATGGAGCGGCTTTACACTCTCGTGCTCGAAGAGGTCTTCAGCGCTTGTAACCGTCGCCCAGGCTGGGGGTTCTGGCTTCTCTGCGCCGTCCTCACCGCCTTCGACCTGCGCGGGCTCGTCACCAGTCTGTTCCTGGGTCTGTAGAGACGCAGGCTCAAGCGTAGCGGCGGGTTCCGGGCTGTCGGTGGGGGTTGGGGCGGGGCTTACCAGTGCGTCCTCGTCAGGCATAACAGAACACGCTCCTTTGGGTACACCCTAGGAGCGTGCTTTGACGGTCTGCCCTAGATGAGACGAGACGGCACGCCCCTAAGGCATACCGTCACCAGATATGCTACCTACTCAATTCTAGTCTGTCAAGCGGTTAACGGCGTAGGAGTTCGTCGACGACCCGCCGCGTATACAGATTCGGGTAGAACAGCTTTAGTTCAGCTCCGTGTTCGCCGAGGAAGTCGACGTAGGCTGGATTGTAGTTCTCAGCCCGATCTCGCTCGCTAGTGAGCGCTCGCGTCCAGTTGATCAATCGGCTGTCGTAGCCCAGGTTCTCGCCTTCGCTGTCGATATACCAGCGTACCGGAGCCAAGTCCCGGCCACGGCGGGCAGGGTCGGCAAAGGCTTCGTTTCGGGCTTGGGTCACGGCAGCTCGGAGGCGTTTCACCAACTGATAGTCTTCGCGGCTCAGGCCCTCAAACTCACCGATCTCCTCTACCTGGTTTCGCAACTCCCGTGCAGCGTTGTAGCGCGCTTCCACGTCCTGCAATTCAGGCGGTAGGCGGAGCTTCAACCGATAATCTTCCTGCCACGCTTCTGGCATCTGGGCAAGCAGTTCGTCTCTGGCGTTCTCGAAGCCCACCCAGTCCGTGGTGAACGTACCCGTCTCAGGATCGCCATCAAGGAAGTCGATTGGCGTGATCTCGTAGAACTCGGCGAGTATCTGGCCGTCAGGTGTGCTCGGGTCAGGGATGTCTCTACCAGAGACAGACAACTCCGCTGCGCCGGCCGCGAACGTCTTCCAGTCGGAGAACTTCTCGCCGAACTGGCGGCCAGCGTTCTCGTTGCCCGCGCGCACACCCTCGGCGAATTGCGTCAGGGAATCGCGTGCCGCCTGCTGCACTACGTCCTCACGGGCCTGGGCCGCCAGGGCGCTCTCAGCGCCCACAGCAATGCCCTGCTGCCGCATCTCCTCTAGGATAGGCGCTGTCTCTGGCAGCCGTGCCGCACGGCCCCAGTCCGTCTCGCGGTTGAACGTCTCGCCCGTGGCTTCTTGGAACCGGCGACCCAGCAACTCGAACAGCGGCTCGGCGCTCACGTTGAAGCCTGTCGTCTGTATCGCGCCCCCAACCACGCCGATGCGGCCGCGCTCAGTGCCAGCAAGCCCTGAGACGGAGATCGGGGAGGCTTGGTTGAGCAGGAACTTCCCGGCATCTCCCAGGCCCTCTACGCGCTCACCAAAGGCGGGCGGCTCGCCACGCGAGATCGCCATCAAGTCCAGCACCATCCTGGGCAACTGGCCCAGGCGCGTCCGGGCCGCGAAGCCAGGATCGAGAGCCCAGCGAAGCGGCGTGTCAGCCTGCCCCAGCAAGTCCAAGTATCGCTTGCGCCCATCCGGCCCCCGGCCAGGCAATTCGGGCCGAAGAAAGCCGGTGTTGAAACTGACAAACGGGATGTCGCCCTTCAGCAACTCAGAGGGCTTCACATCATCCTTCTCAAGTCGGACTGGGTTTAGTTGATCCAGACTTAGAGGGCGACCTGTAAAGGCGAGGTTCATCATCTCAGCGATGGCGACGGTGGTAGCCATCATGCCCGCGAAGCCCGCAGGCGCTTGGACGGGAAGGCGGAACCAGGCTTCCAGCTCCCCTGTGGCGAAGAAGGGGAACTTCATCGCGTCTCGGACAGTCGCCGACTTCCAGACGCTCTGCCATGCGGGAATGCTGGAGAAGAACACGTTCGTTTCTTCAACGGCCATGCGGGCCGCTTCCTCCAGCGGAAGGCCCTTCCGAAGATTCTTCTCAAGGTTCACGAGTGCCGCCTGTTCCAACATCTCTGTATGGAACCGCCCATACCACTTGCTGGTGACGGTTTCTAGCACCTGCTTTAGGCCAGGGATTGGCCCCAGTTCGCCCGCAACATCCCGTAGTGCCGTCTCAGAAAATGAGGGGTCAACTCCAGCCGCTAGGCCGTTGTCGTAGAGAGCGACTAGGTTGGGGTTCTTGAGCGCGGCCTTGTTGAAGGCATCATCGATACCAGGTGAGAGTCCCCTTGCCATTGCGCGGGGCCACGCAGCGACAGCCTTGAGGGCCTGCCGAGGACGGCCACGGGCGACCTCGCTAACACCCAACCCCAGCGAACGCCACATGAAGTCGAGTTGCTGAAAGAGTCCGCCGAAGACCTTGAGCGCGAAGCCTACGGTTCTCCCCTGCTTTGCTACCTTCAGGACGCCGTGCTCATCGAAGGCGGACTTACCAAACATTTGCTCCATCGTCTGCGCGAACTTCGGTTCCATGACGTGGTTCTGTAGCGTCTGGCGCAGCCTGAACGGCGCGAAGTCGGGGCGTACCCAGTCGGCGGGAGCCTGGTTGGCGGGAAGGATCATGTTGGCGGCCTTGCCGCTACGGATGGCTTCGAGGCTGGCGATGTAGTTGTCGGCAGCGGCCTCGTGGCGGGTAACGAAGTCCACGGGGTCCCAACTCACCAGGTCGAGGTCGGGGCGATCCCTCAGTATCTCGCCCAGCGTTCCCTTGAGTGTGCGTTCGCGCTTGAAGCCAGGCTTGGTGGTAAACCCCTTCGGCTTACCCAGCGTGCGGCGCGCACCAGGCTTGATGGGCTTGAACAGATGGGGGAAGTAGTCAGACAGGGCGATACTGGCGAACTCTGGGTCAGCGCTCAACAGTCGCGCGGTCGTGCGGTCGAGCCTGTCGTAGAGCGATTGGACGAAGGGCTGCTGGTTCTCGGCGAACTCCGTGACGGGAGCACGCTGTTCGTCCATGACGCGCTCCATGATGCCGATGACATCGTCGGTCTGGTTCTCGCTACGGGCCGCGATCTTGAAGCCGCCCGTCTTGGCATCCCCGTAGACCTGGCGCGACCACACAGAGCGTTCCTTGGTCGAAAGCTGACGGGCACCGAAGAAGCGCCGCCAGACTTCACGCCCTTCAGCCTTGCCACTCTGCGGTATCGCCTCGGAGACGAGATCAGCGCCAGCGGCACGGCGGGCTTCGATCTCGGCCCCAGTAAGCGGAACGCCCCCCCCTGCACCACCCGCAATGGGTCGCTCTACCACCAACGCCTCTAGGGCTTCTTCCAACAACTGACGTTCTGAGGGATCGGTGCTGCCCGTGATCAGGCGTCTCGCCCCAGCCGCCAACTCATCTAGTTGGGCACGGGTTGCCAGTCGCCCCTCAGCCTTCAGGAGCCGCGCCGCCAGAGGCACGCCCTTTGCGAGAAGCCGCAAAGCGTCATCCAGAATCGGGATGGGAAGCAAGTTGGAGAGCACCAGCACTTCAGGGCCGCCAACGGCACCAGCGGTCTCGGCTGCCCCTAGTACCCGCTGACGGCCAGGGACATCAGGGACGCCGAGGGCCCGCAAGGGCAAGGGTGTGCCCGGTAGAGCCAATTCTGCGGCCCCGCGCCCTAGTACGCGGCCCACGGGTTCAGTCAGGGGGCGACCAAGTTCCACTTCCGTCTCCAATTCCCTGACCAGCCCACGCAAGTTTTCCCCGATACCCATTGGCCTCCGCCGCTCCTCCGTCACCGTTCGCATAGCCGCAAGGTCTTCCAGGCCAAGGTCAACATCAGGGCCGGGGCCGATGGGCCTAACAAGTGTCGGCGGCTGGAGCCCCAGCAGCGGCCCCCTCTCAGGCGGTTGGGGTGTGGCGATAGGCGGCGGGGGTAGGGGGCGAGGGCCAGGGCCGATAGTGGGCGGCCGCAGGTTCAGCATCCCCTGGGCCTGCTGGAGTTCGGTGAGGCTCTGGGTGGTGCTCTCGGCGGCGCTACGCAGCCCGTCCACCACGAACGGGCCGAGGAAGTCTACTACCTGAGCGCGGTTAGTCTGAAACCGCTCGGTGCGGGCTCTCGCGCCAGGACTGTCAAATACGCCGGGTTCGTTGGGCATGGGCTAGTAGAACTGGACGATAGCGTCGTTCCAGCGAGGGACAGCGCCCTTCGCCTCTACCTGCATGATCCTGTTGAAGGGCTGCTCGATCTCTAGTTCTGCCTGGAGCACTTTAAAGCGCCGCCGCGCAATCCAATCGGGAATCTTATACCACTTCATATCTCACCTCAGCGCGGCAGTGGCGAACTGGCTGGCGGTGCCCCTCGGTGTGAAGAAGCCCAGTTCCCGCGCCTGTTCCCCGACACTCTTACCCGCGAGCGTCCAGGCACTAGACAGCAGCGATTTCGTCTCAGTATCAAGCGTGCGCCAGACACCGGCGAATTGTCGCGGTGCGGGGATGAAGATGCTCGGGCCGCTTCGGTCGGGCAACCCCTGAGCGTCCACCGATAGCGGAATCCGCAACGGTGACGGCTCCTGGGCGAAGGGTTGGAACGTCGCAGTCGGCAATTCGGTCAGCGTGCCACCTCCGAACTCACCCATCTCCGCTATCTCGGACATCGGCAGGACGGTAATCTGCTCAGTCGCCGTCCCACCCAAGCCCAGCGCACCCAGCTCGGCAAAGCCGCCAATCTTTTGAATCTGGCCTTCGGGTGTGCGGAAGAAGAACTCGTTCGTGCCCTCAGCCTGGAGTAGCGAAGGGCTGACACCCAGGCGGGCAAACGTCTCCGCAGCCTGGCCGGGGTCGAGGCTCAGCCCACCACCTGGCCGTCCGAACGCACCAGCGATTGACTGGCCGAACGGGCCGGTGCGCGCCAACGGCACCAGGCCCTCGAAGCCCAGATGCTCAAACGCTGGCTGTAGTGCTCGCCCGATGGCCGCTGGTGTGTTCCTGAACGCGCCTGTGTCTGGGTCGCGTGCAAAGGTGGGGCTCGGTGCTATGTTCTCGAAGGGATTGAACTCCTCCAGCCCGCCCTGGGCCTTCCTAGTGAGCGGGATAACGCGCACAGTGCCCTGGGGGGTGAACTCGACTACCTCGGGGCCAGCCTCGCCCACGAGCATCCCCTCTCCTGTGCCTTCGGAACCGTGGGCGAAGCCCAGCGGCGTGCCGGGGCGAGGGAGGCCGCCCTGCGTCGCCTGCGTGAGTTCGCCCACGCGCTCCTGTAGTTGGGGGATTGTCGCTCCAGCGCCGAGGGCCCCAGGTATCGGCTGGGCCGCGACACCGCGTAGCACGTTCTCCTGGGCACGTTGGGGCGTTGTGCCGATGGTGAGCGCCCCCTGAGCGCCCAGAGAGCCGCGTAGGACATCCTCGCCGAACGTCTCGGTAACAATGTTACGCGCCTGCTCACGCAGGCCCACGAGTTCGCGGGTGAGTGCCCCGGCCTCGGCCGTAAGGTCGCGCTTGAGTGCGAACTGGCGCTGCTTCTCAGCCTCTTCTGCCGAGAAGGCGCGGGCCTCTTCCTCTAGCTGCTGGCGCTGCCCGAAGGTGAGACCGCCGCCGCCCGTAGGGCCTGTTCCCAGAATACCCGCTGCGGGGTCTAGT